TCCCCCGGAACGTGCTCTTGCCGACCACAAGCTCGATCAAGGCCCCGTATCCGCCTTCGTCAGCCATGATATGCGGCATCAGGGCGTCGTAGGTCTTCATGAACTCAATTCCGGCTCTGGCCTCCACATTGAAGTATTCGATCAGGCTCAGAATATCGTCCGCAATGACCATCTGCCCGTCATCCTTCCGGATGTTTTCAAAATCCTGCTCCTCCGCTTTCCGCGCCCCTTCAAAGATATTGGACTCCACCCTTGCCGTTTTCGGAATATTCAGGTGGATCACCGCCACCTCCACGCCAGTTTTTCTCTGCGCGTCTGCAAAGGCGTTCTGCACAAATTCAATCCGTGCCTCATATTTCGCCAGCAGGCTTTTCAGGAGCTTCCTTTCATTGGTATATGGGTTCCGGATCGTCTCCGCATTCAGCAGGCACGCAATCTGCCCGCCTTCCTTCTGGAGCTCAATCGCATGCAGCAGATGTTTTGCCCCATCAGAAAACGGCGGGTTCATGATAATCAGGTCATAGCGTTTGTTGGTCCGGAATTCGAGAAAGTCGTCTCCGACCAGACGCATCCCCTTCCCTCTGAGGATCAGACGCAGGTTATAGTCCAGTTCGACAACGTCGAATTCCTTCTTTCCACCTTTGGAAGCGCCGCGCACGGTCTCACAGTACTTGTACTGCTCTGTCATCTTCTGTACCGCTTCCACCAGATCCCCTTTACCGGCAGACGGCTCAAGAATTTCCTTTACGCCCTTCCAGTCTACACCGGCAATCAGCTTTCCTGCGAGCTTATCCGGCGTCGGATAGAAGTCTTTTCCGTCTCCCGCAGGCAGATAGGCGACGTTCGCCGTCTCCGGTTCGTCCTCTTCCAGCAGTCCTGGATTGTTTGCGATGTATTTGGCGATCTTTCTCTTGGCCTCTGCAATGGTTTTCGCATCGAACAGGCGTTCGCCGTCGATATACGATGCATTACCCCACGCGCTCTTTCCTTTCCTCAGGAGATATACAGTAAAGACCGGCTTGCCCCATGAGGTGTTTTCCACGAGAAAAAGCTTTGCCTTGCCGCCGTCCACGATAACGTCAACAATACGCTTGCCGTTCTCCATCCGTCTTTCCGAACAGTAAAGAGTCAAAAATCGCACCCCCATCATCTGCTGATTTGGATATGGTTTACAACCTTCTGGCACTTCCAGCACCACATGTTTTTCCTGTGTCCTCGCGGCGTCATTCTATCCCTTCTCTTTGTTGCAGTCGTCACGTTTCCGCAGATCGGGCATCGGAAGAACCGACGATAGACCGCATACCGCATCATGCATACACCTTGCCGTCTGCGCCGGTCTGGTAGTCTTCCAGCACCACAAGCACATTTTTCAGAATCTTCTTGATGTCCTCAAAGTACCGGCTGTCGAAGCATCCGTACTTGGATTTACTGATTGTCACGCTGCGAGTGCTTTTAAGCACTTCCTGACCAAAATTTTCAGGAAGGTCCTGCCATCCCTCACAGATAGCGAAGCTTCCATGGAAGAAAAACTGTTTCTCGGATCTCTGCTTCCGTGCCCCTCGATATGTGAGAGCAACCGTGTCCCAGTGCTGGGCGTAGGTAGTAAGCTCCATGCTCTCAAACGTGATTTTCTGCGCAACCGGCCAGCCGAATTCATTCAGGCGGAAGATTGTATACCGTCCTCCCGGCTTCATGTCGGCCTTCAGAAAGGCGTTCTGGGTCTTCCCTGCGTACTTCATCAGAAGTTCTCGGAAGTCCTGTCTCGCTTGGACCTCATCGTCCGTCCGCTTGCAGTCCATTTCATCCGCATCACCGAACGGCAGGTTCCTCAAAACCATTGTCTCAAACACGCCCGGTTCCAGTTCTGCGGTATCCACCGTATATCTCGGTCCCATCGCATACCCGCCGCCAAGTTCCTGATGTGCAACCGTTCTGATCAATCACAACACCCCATTCACTCTTCTTCCAGTGTCACAAGGCCAGCGTCCACCAGAGCCATGTTGGCGATCACCCTTGCGCTGTGCTCGTCGAATCTGCCCTTCGCAAATTCGTCTGCATAGCACTCAAGCCAATGTGCCATGCTCTTTTTGCGCGTCTCCGGATCAGCCAGCGCGTAGTCGCGAATCCGCCTCGTATAGAAGTCGTTGACATCAATCTTTGTCTCAGCCATCACGCGGCCTCCCCTCTCGAAATCACCACGTACTCAATCGGAATTCTCTTCTTTGACCAGTACTGTTTCTCGCCCTTGACCTGCCACCAATCGGTCTTGAACTGATATCGCGGCGCACGCTTGACAACCTCGACTTCCCTGTTGCCCCACTTGAAGCGGATCTCGGCCCCATAAGGAAGATTTTTCAGCGCGTCCGGACTCTTCTTTGCCTCATGATACTTCCAGCACCGCTCACGCCACTGATTGGCCCACTCCGAGTCTGTCGGAGTCAGAAGCTTCAGAATACCGACCGGGCACTCGGCCTTGTGCGGTCCGCAGGTCTCGCCCATCTCTTTGTATCCAAAATTGAAGTACTCTTTGTTGTCCAGCGCAGTCAGAACAACCTCCGCAGTCACTTCAACGCTCTCGCCGTTGTCCACCTGAAGAGCTCCGTACCAAGTCGAACCGACCATCGCGGACTTCAGGACCTTGACGCTCTGTCCGTCCTCTTCCCAGTTGAACTTCTTGTCGATTTCCGCTTTCCTGTCCAGATCCCAACTGTCAACATGATAGAAAGTCCAGCCCATCGCAATCTCCTTTCTCAGCAGACCTTTGTCCACTCACCACCGGAGAACCTTTCAATCTCCGTCCTGTCGCTCTGGTCATAGATCCTCGCATGATTGAAGTATCCGGATTTGAACGCGTCGGATACTTCCTCTTTTGCCTCAGTCATCGTTCCGAACTTGGAGAACTCCATCGTTCCACCGTAGAAATACTGTCCGGTCGTCGACCGTCCGCGAACCCTGTCAAGAGAAACCGCAAACATCTTGGCTCCTTTCTCAGGCGGCAAGCCACTGCTCATACACAACCTCGTACCCACAGCCCATGATTTCCGCCAGACGGGAAAACAGGGACTCCCGGATCACGCTGTCTCCGACGCCGATGTACTCATAAACATCACCGTAATGGTCCAGAGTCTCGAACAGGCCTTCAAAATCCGCATCCGGATCGATGTTCTCTCCGTAGCTGTCGGTCGGATACTTGCTCATGTAGAAGTCGCGAAGCTTTTCCTTTTCCATCAGGCACCTCCTCACGCAGCCAGACGCGCCGCAACCGACTCGTAGAAGCTCTTGGCTTTCTTGTTCTTCACGATCCAGTCGCAGTTCTCATCCCAGCCCTTCCACACATCGAGCTTGATGGACTCGCCGAGCTCATCGGCCTTTTCCGCGAAGTACTCCCGAGCGCCATCACGCTTCTCGAACGGAATCACTTCGATTTCCGCGTGTTCCGCATTCCATTTCCGAGCTTCCGCGTTCTTCCACTTGTCGTTCGTCCAAGCGCCAAGAGGCCAGAAGGCGGTCTTGTACTTGCTCGCGCTGATCTTTCCGTCGCGGCGGAGCCGATACAGGCAGTGATCATTTCCGGTCCAAGACGGATCACCGGCAGAGTGAACGACCAAGTACGTCCCGTTGTCATTCGCGAAGAACGCGTTGCTCACGCGGACCACATCGCCGGTCCTGATTTCCACACCGTTTTTATCCAGCATCCGAAACCTCACTTTCCACTCAAAAGCCAAGGCCCGAAGTCCGCTGAGGACCGCCCCCAGCATCTATAATATACACTAATTTTAGAACATTTGCAATTCGCAATATGTACAAATTTTAGAGTACAATTCTATGAATTCTGCACAGCATTTACAAAATGCTTTTCAGTTGAAAGTTTACCGTGATCTGATAGTGTTCCTCTGCGTTCATCATGGTCATAACCTGCGCAAATACGGCTTCAGGCTGACCCTCGAAGGTCATGCTCCCAGACTGAAGGACAGGAGATGCAGCCATTGAATCGATGACAGTTTCCGAGACCTCTGGTTTTTCCTCTGCTGCCTGTTCAACTGTCGGCTCTTCCGGACCCGCTTTCGCCGTTTGGATGTTTCCTTCCTCTACAAACCACGCGACGAAAGCGTCATTCTTTCCGTTCCCGGTTTTGCTCCGGTCGAAGAATCGTTCTCCCTTGTGGTGCTTGTTCATGTATTCCGAGTAGGTCTCGGTCCTCACGCTGAACATGTCGCAGACATCGGATCTGCTCGCGCCCATCGCAGCCAGTTTCTTGATGTATTCCGACTGCAAGTCACATGGAAGCGTCTTGAACACGTCCCATTTCATCGGTTTTGAAAGGTCGTACTTCTTGCACTCCCCGTTCATCTTCTTTTTCTGCGCTGCCGTCAGATGATCAGACGGAAGGCTGCACTTCTTACTTTTGACGCCGTTCTTTCTCGCGGCGGCTCCTCTTCCAATTCGTTTTCGCTCAGAGGAGGTCTGGTTAAAGATAAACTGTGCGTCACCCATGCAGAAGCACCCCCTCGTCTTGGTAGGTTTTTGGCTCCCATTCGACAGGGATGTCTACCATCCGCTTCGCGTATCCAACCGCCTCGTAGACCGTATCAAAGGAATCTTGGTACTCCCAGCCGGTTCCGCCCAAAGGATAGTTCTTTTTCCGGTACACGTTGTACTGCATCCCCATCCCGAACGGATTATGTGTGACCGCCACATACTGCCGGTCCGACAGATAGATCACGTCATTCCCCTTGATTGTCACTTCTGATACCCTCCATGTTATTCTGTTCCATAAGCCACTTGATCACATCGAACGCAGCCGTTTTTCTGACCTCGCCGTTTCGATTCAGCCCCAGCACAATTTCAATGGCCCGCATTTTCTCTTCTGTCGTATACCGTTCCGTCCGGATATCCGAGAAAATCGCAATCGCTACGCCTGTCGTTATCTTCCTCATGTCGGTTCCTTTACCGGCAGACACTCGCCGGTTTTGATCACGACGCCGCCAATCGGCGTTCTCTTGATTTTATAAAGCTGGACCCCGAGATCCACCTTGTCACGCACCGTCGTCCGCTTTTCTGTCGCCATCAGGACGCCGTCCTGAATCATCCCGCCGTAGAAGAACAGATTGAACGGCACCGCATAGTCCGTGTCAAAATCGTCTCCGAGATGGAATGTCAGTTCTTTCGGCTCTCTGCCGCCGAGCCACGTATCCACATAGACGGGCCACGCGTCCATGATGCCCTGCCACTTTCCCTTGTAGTCCGCATAGTCCGGATACGCCAGTTCAAAGTCGCAGCACGGAATGTGAGTCTCGCCGCCGTGATACGATTGAAACGGCGACTTGTGGAACTTGACCGTCTTGTGGTCCACGCGCTTGCAGCCCTCTCTGTTGTATTTGCAGTACCGGCAGTACAGATGCGGGCAGGTTGCAAAGGTGTATCTGGTGTCTCCGTATTCTTCCATCCTTTTCCTCGCGGCTTCTTCGTCCCGGCAGAAGTTCGGATGATAGTACTGCAGCCCTCTGTCCTCCGCATAGTCCTCCGCTTCTTTGAAAGAACTGAATTCTTTGGAAAACAGATTCTTGTCCATGTCAGAAAACCAGAACTTCCTCATCTGCGTTTTCTCCCTTCTCAGGCTGCAAAGTAGAGAGCCGAGTAATCGAGCCCGCACTTTTCTTTCAGGACCCCAAGCACTTCTTCTGCCGACCGTCTGCCCATGTTCCGGATTCTCAGCAGGCCCCCGCTTTCCGCCACCTTCGCAACGTCCTCCATGGTTTTGCATCCGGCTCGCTTCAGGCAGTTGTAGGACCGGACCGACAGGTCGTAATCCTCAATCTCGTGCCGCAGGTTGCTCAGCGGTTCATCCGGCTTTGCCGGTTCCTTTTTTTCCGGCACTGGGACGCCCTGCGCCTTTTCACGCTCCGCAATCGCGGCCTCCCGGTCATCAAGTTCCTGCTCCCGGGCGACGATTTCTCGCTCCCTGTCCCGAAGCTCACGAAGCTTCTCCGTCCCGGCAATCCCGTACTGGATCAGGCGAATTCTGGTCGGATGTCGTAGCTTCCTGCACGCTTTTGCAAGGATCTGCCGGACTCTTTCGCGGCCTACCTGTTCTTCTGCCGCAATCTCATCCAGCGTCATGTCCTCCCGATACCTCATGTAAACAATGCGCTGTTCTCTGTCTGTCAGAGTAGAGATCGCTTCTTTGAGACCGTCAAGGCTGCATTCCACCGCCTCGTTTCCCTCCACGCGGTAGATGTTCTCTACCAAGTTGTACGGCCATGAGAAGACCTTATCGCTCTTGATGTAGTCGTCACCGGCGTACTTGTTGATCAGATATGCGTCATAAGACGCGTCTCGCAGGACCCTGAAATAGTCCGCGAAGTGCTCGAAGATTTCATTATCCTCCCGCTCCGAGCACCGGCCAAGCAGGAAATCCACCGGAACGTGGAAATAGTCCGCAAGCTTGATGATCGCCCCAAGCCCCGGCTTTGCCCATCCGGACTCGTACATCTTCAGAGAGCTCTCCCTGATCCCGGTCACCTCGGAGAGTTTCTTGTTTCTCGTCTCCGATTCCTTCAGAAGCCACTGGAGACGGTCGGACTTCCAAGTGATCGCATCCAGATAGACCCTTCCTTCCCCACTCAGCATCTTTTCCGTCATCTCTGCCCGCATTTCTTTCTCCGTCATGTGTTCACCCTCTCTTTCCTGTTGACGCATCCTGTCCAGATGTGATTTCTCGTTCCCGGACATTCTTCCGGAAACCTTGCGCAGCTCCGGCAAATCGGATTTTCGAGGATCGTCCATCCCCTCTTCTTGCACTCCGCCGTCAGATCATCAAGTTGCGCATAGCTCTCAATTTGTTTGACCTTTTCCTCACGCCACCCGGCAGCACACAGATATTCATAGTGGAACTCAAACATGTCTTGCAACCCTGCGAGACACGCAGCCGGTGTAGACGTGATTGGCCTCACCATGACAGTCATGCCCAAGACTGGCGCATCTGGTGCACATTGGATTAATGACCAGCTTGTATCCGAGCTTCTTGCACATTTGGATCGTCCCTCTGTACTCCGGATAGCTCCCGACCGTCAAAGAGTGCTCTTTCTGGTTTCCCTCCGCAGTCGGCACCAGATATCGAACCTCATAGCCTGCTCCACCCATCATCACACCTCCTCTGCTCAGTTCCGCGCCATGTACACCGGAAGCAGTTTCCGGCAGCTTTCTTCCAGCGTCAGGCCCGCTCTTTCTTTGGACCAATCGAGATATTCCCCGATCGGCAGACTTTCAAGGAATCTTTGATACCAGTACAGCAGCCCGCCACGGCTTGAAACGTCGCGTTCAAAGCGTTTCAGAAACTCTTCCTTGTTCTGCTGGGCAAACGACTCCACAGACTCTTTCACCCATTCCGGATAGCTGTCAATCTCCACGAAGTAGTTGATGTTGCCGCCGTCATAAGTGACGTGTGCGATGGTCTTATAGTCCCCGTGCTCATAGATCGTCTTATCTGAAAAGACAAGGCACCCCGGAAACCGGCCAATGAACAGATCCTCTTTCTTTTCCAGCATCGTTCACCCTCCAATCAGCATTTTATAGACGCTTTTCAGCATCCAGCCGACAAGAAAAATGAGCTCTCGCCAGCGTCTATATATTACCACATTTCCGTCTCTTTTTCTATTCGCATTGTGTACAAATATTTGTGCTTATGTTTGGGTATTTTGTGCACTTGCTTTTTCGTTATCACGCATGCGACTTGGACGGCATCGTCCCCACTTGACATTTTGTGTTTTGTGTACTAAAATTAGTATATATACCCTTACAGGAGGTGATAAATTGGCTATACGTTGGCGTGTTGACCCGATCCAGCTTTTGAAGGATTGCGGGTATTCCACTTATCGTCTGCGCCGCGAAAAGATTATCGGCGTTCAGACCGTCCGGAACATTCAGGAGAGCAAGTCCATCTCGTTTGATACGCTTGACCGGATCTGCGCTATCACTGGCAAGCAACCCGGAAAGCTTATCGAATACGTCCCGGACTCCAAAGTCGACAAGGCCGCGTCTTCAGACTGAGCGCACCTTTTCCAGTGCAAGATAGACCAGGCCGACCGCGTGACCGAAATCATGCGCTTCGTGAAGCTTTGCTGCTCCTTCCAAGAGAGCTTCAAGGTCGTCGAAGATAGGCGCTCTTTCGGAAGGCTGGTAGTATTCCTCGTGGATGACAAACGGTTCCGGATTCTTGGTGCTGATCACATCTTCGTTTTCCACTTTACACCCTCGCTTTCACAGTTCTGGTATCAAGTCGGAAGGCAAGATCGATCAGCCTGTCCCGGATCTTGTATTCTTTCCGGTGCTCCTGTAGCGTCTGACGAATGTTCTCCGGCATCGGGAGCGACAGTCCGTAGTCAATCAGGCGCTCTTCTGCGTCCTGAAGATTCTTGTAGGCCTCTGTCTCCGCATCGTAAAGAGCTTTGAACGCATCTTCCGAATAAAGCTTGTCACAGAGCGCATCGAAGTAATCCTCGTCAAATTCTGTGTCAAGTGCCCAGATGTGATCAGGGACACTCCCATCATGATTGTGCACGTTCTCACGGACGATGAAATCCTGCTCGTACCGTTTGATCTCGTCTTTGGCAAGCTGATACGCTGCTCTTGCCAGCGCATAAGCCTTCTGTTCCGTATTCATGTGTTGTGCCACCCCTTTCCATCTTCGCCGCGCTCTCTCAGGACGATCCTCAGAGATTCCACTGACAGACACATTGGTACAGGCGAGCCACCGGACACCTCGGACCAGATCCAGCTTTTCAGGTCATTGCTTGAATACTGTCTGGCCTTTTCGATCATCCACGGCTCCGTATCCTTGATTCCGGTCATGTATGCTTCATTCATCCTGTTCGTCTTCCCTTCTCAGTCATCGCACCGCGAGTCTGCGCGGAGCCAAGCAATATCGTCTTCGTCCAAGAAGTCTTCGCACTCGACGATTGCGACATCGTACCACTCGACGCCGTACTTTTCTGCAAGCTCCGCTTCGTACTCGTCATCATCCATCTCGAACTCTTCGCGTTTCAGTTCGCACCAGCTCTCAGGCGGATCGTACAGAGTCGCCAGACTTCTCTTGCAGTGAGCGCATTTCCCGCAGCAGGTCATTCTTTTTCTCCTTTCATTTACGCTGTCATCGCGTCTCGCAGTTCCTCGCGGAACTTGACTTCTCCATCGTCGCCATCGGCGACCGGGCAGTCAAAGTAGTTATTCGCGACCTTTACCGCCCCATTTTTCCCAAACTGAATGACCAGATCCAGCCAGAAGGCATATCCGGACTCGTACTGTTTTGCTTTCTTCATCGCGCTCTCCTTTCCGGTTCTGCGAGGAGGTCACTCCTCGGTCTTCTTCCTGTTTTCAATCATCATCATAGAAGAGCAATGCGGATCAGCTCGGCTGCTCGTGACCATCTTCCGCACGGACACACTCTTCTTCACCTCGTTTTTGAACACGACGATGACCTCTTGACCCGGCTGAATCATCGGTGCCATTGCGTTTTCCAGATCTTCTATCACGTCGCCGTATCCGAAGTCAGCTTTCAAGCAGGACCCCCAGCTCGACAGATGGATGTGATCCCAAAGCCACGGCGCATATCTCACTTCCGGCTTCTGCTCGTCGGCGTACATGTCCAGCGTTCCGCTGTAGATCAGTTCTCCACAGCTTCGCGTCTGATAGGCAAACCGTGCCTTGCATCCAGTGTAGTGATCACCCTCTGTGATGACCTTTTTTGGATTTCCAATGTCCATCCAGAGGACCGGATACTTGCCGAAATTCATGGCCTTCCCAATTTCCTGACGCTCGGTCAGAAATTCGCACCCGAACACTTCTTTCATCAGCAGTTCCCTCCTTAACGGCTCAGCATGTCATACACCGGCCAACTCTCGTACCGCAGGATCGCGATTTCTCCCGGACGCTCTCCGTCCCACATCGGACCGGCATAATCCTTGAACTTCGGACGATTGTCCAGTTCAGCACGCGGCACCAGACCGCCCCTCGCACGGTCCTTGCTCCAATCGGTGCTTCGCTTGTCAGTCAGCTTTTCCGCATCTTCCAGCGGCATCTTACCGGCCATCGGACCGCCAATGAACTCGCAAACAAACTTCATCGCGTCGCTCCTTTCATGATTCCCTCCACAATACTGTGGAGATGAGTCCTCATCCTGTCTTCGTTCTCCGGCGTCTTCGGAATCAATGCCGAACGCTCCATCGCAGGAGCTCGTTCCAGTGATTGTCCCGGGGCAAAGTACCGGACGTTCATGTAAATGCTTTTTCCGTCGATCCAATCGAACGCCCGGACCTTGTACCCGGCAATCCAAGTGTCTATCTCAGTCATCTCAGCCGATGGAGAACCGGCGAGACGGCACGGCCTTCGTCCAAGCCTTGTAGAGCTCAGGAAAGCTCTTCTTGAAGCCGGTGCTGTCGAAGCGGTTGGACACCACAGAGGTCCAGCGGATCTTCTTGTTCCCGACTTCCAGAATCTCGACGCCCTTGCGATCGAGCTCTTTCTTGAAGTCATCCTCGATGGCGCTCTTCTCAGCAAGGATCTCTTTCTCGATCGCGGAGAGCTCTTCCCAGCGAGCCAGCTTCTCAGCAGCAACCTTCTTACTCAGCATCGTTATCCTCACTTTCTCCCGCCGCAGCGGGCTCTCAAACTCATTACCTCTCTCACCAGCATGGTCAGTATACTATATTTCCGTACATATATCAATTCGCAGAATATACAAATATTTTGTCTTGTTTTTGTTTATTTTGTATATTTCCGTACATATATATTTTGAAAGGATTTGTTATGCCAACTTCAAAAGCCCAGCAGAGAGCCACGAACAAATACAAGAAGAACAACTATGACCGCATTGAGCTAAATGTTCCCAAAGGTCAGCGCGAAGAAATACGGCTGTACGCCAAAAGCGTCGGGATTGCCACCGTGAACGACTTCATCAAGAGGTCCATTCAAGCTGCAATGAAGTACGGTCTTCCGGAAGAGTTCTTGCACGGAGACGATGACGAATTTTCTGTTGACGCTGAAGAAGAAAATCCCGCAGGGTCCTAAGGATCTTGCGGGATTCCTTTATTTGGCGGCTTGAAACCGAACTTCCGCCACCGCCTAAGTTTTCGCAGCACTGTAAAAGACGTTCTGTTAAGAATTTTCTTCTTCTCGTACCTTGAACATAAACTTCAACCGATAACAAAGAGAAATAACCAAAAAACAACAACCTTGAACCCTAATAACCAAGAATTACTTTCATTGAAAACAGTGCTGCCGGAATATACTTCAAATCAGATCTCGAAGGTTTCCGTCGTATTGAGCTTGTCCAAAGCCAGTTGCGCTCTGGCAAGCTCTTCGGTCACCCGGTCAAGCTGCTCTTGTGCAAAAGCCGGATCATAGTTGGCATACTCATACTCGATCAGGCCGCTTCTGCTGTATCCGGATTCCCGCCTTGTTTTCGGAAGCCTGCTTGCCATGCCTTGATATTTGCCTTTCATGCTGGTAAGCTGCGGGATATAGACCAGCATTTCGTCGACCGTCATGTCAAACCCTTCCGGCTTGTGGCTCACATTGAATAGATTGATTGCGTGCTTCAGTTTCCGGATCTCGGCCTGTGCGTTTACAATCTTCTCCTGCACCGATTTGATGTCGTACTCCGGTCTCGCCGCCTCGACATCCTCGGTCGTAGCCGCGACGAAGACCGCGCTTTTGTTTTCCACAGCTTTCAAAGCATTCAATTCATCCTGCTTCGTTCTGAGGATCTTGTTCGCCTCTGCGGATGTTACTCTCATTTCTGCTCCTCCCCTTTTGTTTCCTTCTCAATTTTCTTCCATCTTCCTGTACCGCCGAAGTCGACATAGACCTCCTTTTCGATCTTGTACATCCTCAGCAGGTATTTGTTCGGATCTCCGCGCTTGGATACGATAAACGCACCTTGCTCTTTGTCGAAAAAGACCTCGACGCTCGAATTTGAGATGTACCGCGCTGCTGTTTTCGCATTCCAGAAGTTGAACAACGGGCACTCATAGCCTTCCCACTGCCGACCGGCGTCAAGGCCACGAAAGTATACGTTATCGCCCTCCAAACAGAAAAGTGTGTTCCTCAGCTCGATTTTTCGCTCTTGTTCCACAGCTTCGCCATCTCCTTCAGTGCCGATTCATGTAGCCGGTACATCTTACGCCGATAGGCGTTTTCTTTTTCTGCGAGATCTTTTCGGTCGCTATAGAGCTTTTTCATAATCTCGGACCACTCGTACCCAAAGAGGTACCTGTACCGGATCATGGTGCAGGCCTCCGGTTTCTTGAGTTGTCCTGTCAGGTCCATGATGTTCTGCCTGCACAATTCCAATTCGTGTGATTCTTTCTTGATCGCAAGCTCCAAAGACTCACATTGGACAACGTACTCGGCCATTCTGTCCTTTGGAGCGCTCGGTGGTCTCGGCATATCTGATAGTTCCTGTGCGCCGACGCTCTTCATCCGCGCTTGGATTGTACGGAGTCGTTCCAGCATGTCGTCGACTTTCTTTACGCCCTTCAGATATGCCTGCAGCCATTCCTTGACTGCATCAGCCTGACTCTTGTACATGCAAAAGCCTCCCTGTAAAGAATTATCCTGTTCATAAGATTCTTTACCTTCCGCTTTTGCCTGCTTCCGTTCCGTCCTCTGTTGTCAGATTAAAGATCGATTTCGTCCAGAAAACTTTTCCCGAACATTCTGTGCCAGTCTTGCATTGACCATCCGTAATGCTTCATGGCGCTGTACTGGGTGATTGCTTTCAGTTTTCGTGCTTTGCTTCCGCTGCTGTGTGCTCCGTCCGTTCCCTGATGACACTCGTGGCAGATCAGAACCCACATTCCCAGACGCTTGCTCTTTTCCCGCATGGGCCCGTTGAAAGGCTCGTGCCGGTCCAGCTTGCAGTTTCGCTTTCCGCACAGCATGCATCGCGTCTGATCAGATTCCACAACGCTTGGCGCATACCCGTTCCGGTCAAGCTGCGTCCCGTATTCATTCTCTTTCATCGCCGATCCTCGCTATGAATATCTCCGTTCTCGGCTGGTCCGAATAGAACTTTCTCCCGAACATTTCGACAATCTGCTCGTCGTCTTCATAGATGACGCCGTTCCCCGCATCGGCTACCGTTTTGAGACAATTATCCGCGTCTTTCTTGTTCATAGGCCGAACCTCGCCCGCCATCATCAGTTCTACCGTTTTTGGATCGACTTTCTTCTTGTGGATTGTCTTCGGGATCTTGAAAAAGAAATCGCACGACAGCCGTAGGGGAACGTCTTTTGGAAACTGGAGTCCGTGATAGATGGATTTGTACACCAAAGCAATTTTCTGCTCGTGGATTGATGTCTTCTCAGGAGTATAGCTGTGTGTTACCTTCTTTCCTCTTGGCGTAATATCGGTGACGGTCCGAGCTCTGGATTTTGGGACAGGTTCCCCGTATACCGTGAACTTCACGACGCCATCAGGAGGCTCAGAAACGCCTCGTATTGAGTTTTGCTGTTTGGACGTATCCAAGCGCTTCTAAGCCTCCAAACGTTTCAATTCGGCCCGTTTCCGTTTACCATGAATCGATATCTGTGATATCCTCCGATTCTCCGCAGATTGGGCACTTGATTTCAATGCAGGTTCCTATTCCGGTTCCGGTCAGGGTGTATATCCATGTGCTGCCCAGCCCCTTGTATTTTCCGTTTCCGCAGCACCGCGCAATGTGCTTTTCCCGGAACTCTCTTGCACGCTGAACTTCAAGATCTGACATCTGCTGCAAAGAGTGATCATACAGGTCCCGGATTCTCTGGTTTCGCTTCACAATTTCAGCGTCCTTGTCATACTCCCGCAGGCGCTTTCTCAGATCCTCTATGGTCTGCTTCTGGTGTTTCAAGGTCTGCCGGATGTTTTCAAGGCTTTGCTCGACGTCTTTTTCCCAGAAAACCTCGTCAATCTCCATCCCACACACCGTCCGGTCTCATTTTTGCCATCGCAATCAGCTGGTGCAGCGGTTTGATCGCATTGACTGCCGTGGCCTCCCAGTAGTCATCAGTGTCTCCCTCGGAAACCATGACCGTGTACTCTTCCTTCGTCACATTCTTTCCTTGCAGGATCATGTGGAACGGGTCTTCGACCTCATTTCCGTTCTCATCGTACCACCTGGCTTTTGTGCGCTCGGTCTCAATCCACTCGCCGTCCTTCTGGTACTTCTCCGTAATGCGTCGAATCATGTCTTCCAGCATCGGGATCGATTCCGCGCCGGTTTTTCCGTAGATTCCGCGAATTCCGTACTCTGTTTCAATCGGGCCCTTCGTTCCGTCCGCGTAATAGCAGGAGACCTCGTCGTGGGCGAATCGCGGATCTTTATCCGTCGCCTCGTAGTAGTAAGGGCCATAATTATACGTGATGTTCAGCCAGAGCTCTTTCGTTCCGCCCATCGCATACGTGCCGCCCTGCATAAAGTGCGGTTCATTAAGCTCGATGGTCTGTTTTGTTACCGGGTCTTTGAGGGAAATATCATAGCTCATCGCGAAGTACCTCCACCGCTTTCTTTGCCAGAGCAATTTTCAGCCTCATAATCTGGATCTTCGCCGCCAAAATCGCGCTCTTGACATCATACTTGGCGCATATCCAGAACAGCCTCACCTGTTCCTTTGCTGCCTGCATTTCCTCTTTCACTCTTTTGTACCTCCCCTGTAAGTTCCTTGATTGTTTTCCCTGTCTGTATCGATATTCTGAGCAATGCGCTGTTGAAGATTTCCTTGTCCAGTTCCATCCCGATAAAGTTTCGTCCCGTGTTGTATGCTGCAATCGCGGTAGAACCGTAGCCCATCACGTTATCCAAAACCGTATCTCCCTGGTCTGTGTAGGTCCTGATGAAGTATTCACACGCGGCTACCGGCTTCTGAGCGCTGTGACCTTTGCTCGTCTGTGTGTCCCACTTGAATTTCAGGACATCCAGAGGGTACCGGTCCGTACTGTCGTAGGTAGTCAATCCATAGTCGCCGTAGCATTCCGTCTTCTTGCTGTTTCGCTTCTGGTAAGCCGTTGAAACCTTCCTCTCGTGCCCGTGTGTCATCTGAGGATGATACGTTGGAAGCGACTTGTAGAAGATCAAGACATTTTCATGCGCCTTCATCGGCATTTTCTTTGCATTCAGGAAGCCGGTTGGCCTTGTCTTCTGAATGATCCACTCATACCGGTAGAGCTTCATGTTGCTGCACGCGAGAGTCTTGTCGAACGGGGACTGCGCCCACAAAGCAATCACGCCGTTGTCCTTGATGATTCTCTCGTATTGCTTCCAGAGCTTGTCTAACGGGACTGGATGGTCCCAGTGCGCCTTCGTTGTTCCGAAAGGTAAATCTGCAAGAATCATACTGACGCTCTTATCCGGTATCTTCTTCATCAATTGCAGGCAGTCGCCGTTCTGCAAGTCGAATGTCATCTATGCTGTTTCCTCCGTATCGAAAAAGCTGATCTGTGCTTTCTCCCACTCAATCTGCTCTTTCACTTTTTGCAGACGTTTTTCAGAGATGTCGATGTATTCCGGATTCAGTTCGATTCCGAGATATTTCCGTCCAGTTTTTAAGCAAACAACTCCTGTTGTCCCAGCGCCGTTGAACGGATCGAGAACTGTCCCGCCATCGCGGCTTCCGGCCAAGACGCATGGGGCGATCAGTTCTTCGGGATACGTGGCAAAGTGCGCTTCCATAAACGGCTTCGTCGCAACGCTCCATACGTCACGCTTGTTGCGGTAGCCAGTGTAGTTATAGGCGTTTCCGCTTTTCGTTCTGTAGAACGATTCCGGACGACCCGAATACTTCTTTCCACCGTATCGCGTTGTGCGGTTTTCACCGAACGCAGCAGTTTTCACTGCCGGTTCCTGCATCGCGTCATGGTCGAAGTAGTATCTGCTCTGTTTGGAAAGCAGGAAGATATACTCATGAGATTTCGTGCATCGGTCCATCACGCTTTCTGGGACCGGGTTCAATTTTTCCCAAATAATGTCCTGCCTCAGATACCAGCCACGCTTTCGGAGCTCAAATGCAAGCATCCATGGAATCCCAATCAGGTCTTTTGCTTTGATTCCATCCCATGTTTTTGGCATCTTGCATTGCGGAGAGTCGCTGTCTGGGACGTAGCTTTCCTTTTGTGCTTCCTTGTTCTCCCACGCGCCCTTCCCGCTTCCTGCGTAGCTATCTCCGATGTTAACCCAGAGCGTTCCGTCCGGTTTGAGGACTCTCTTGACCTCATCAAAGGCATCTGCCAGCGCTGAGATGTATTGATCCGGTGTATCCTCCAAGCCGATCTGTCCGTCCACGTTATATGACCGGAGTCCGTAGTACGGTGGCGATGTCACACACATGTCAGCCGTTTCGTCAGGGATCTCTTTGAGTTTTGTCAGGGCATCTCCCTGTAGAATCTTCCACTCATTTTCCATTCGACATTTTATTCCGTATGCATGTCCACCTGATCACCCCAGCAATCCCAACCGGAGCGAAGCTCACGACTGAATAATTCTATTCTTGGCCCCTGCGAACATGCTTCAATCAAAGATATAAACTCATCCGGTTTACGGCTGTGCTCACGCTTTTGAGCACGGATCAGATTGACTTGCGATCTTGCAGGGGCGAGTGTCCGATTTGGCATGCTTTTTCTCTTGATTCCGAAAAGCAGAATCTCTGTCACATTCCGGAAGTAGAAGCCCACTCCCCGGCCATCTGGTCCCCCGTCCTTTCGAACCTTCTCCCAAACAAGATTTCCTTTGTATTCGAATCCCCACGCATCCATCACAGCTAATCCATCTGGAAGAATTGCGTTCGGTACCCACAGGTATAAATGAGCTTTGTCGTCTGATAACTCACAAACCGGAAGAGCTTTTATATCTTCCAAGCTCATCGTTTTGTATCTGCTCAGGCGCTTGTGCTCTGGCGCGACTTTTCCAGTCCGATTTTGAAAGCGCCACGGCGGGTCGGCATATATCGTTTGATATTTCTTCCCGCCAGTAAATGATTGTAGAGATCGTACCGTTTCTTCAAACTCGCTGCTCATTCTTGTTTTCCTCTTCGGCCCTTGACCATGCTTCCCGCCAGATTTCATAGCCGGTATCGTTCCGATCCGTGCACCTCACAAATGAGTCCGCCGTCTCTCTCAGGATCGTCCGGTTTTCCAGCATACACTCTACAATTCCCTTGTAGGTTTTGTAGTTCTGCTTTCTGCTGTGGCGTTTGAGGTCCATTTGAATGTTTGCGAAGACTTCCAGCACGTCCTGCAGTGCTGCGGTGTACCCTTGGACGTAACACAGATCGAAGCTCGGCTCAAAGCTTGTCTTCGTCATACCGGATAGCTCTCGGCGTGTAGTAAGGTCCCCACGCTTCTTTCAGTTCGTTCTCGAAGCGCTCCTCGGAATACCATTGGTCCTTGTCATCCGCCCTGTCCTCTCTGGAATACTGCTGAATCTCAGAGAATTTATCCTGAAACCCGTCTCCAAACTTTTTCAGCCGTTCAGGTCCAAAGCCGAAGGTCTTGTGCAAGACCATCGATGTAATATCAATCGCGTGCTGCATACCATCTTGGAATATTGTCAGGTTGGTCGCCTCTCTCGCCGCGTTAACTCGTCTGGAATATGTCTGCGCTTGGTATGAACCTTTCTTGACGCCGTTTTTCTTCTTTCCCATACTCGTCCCCTTCACTCATACCTGTAAAAATCCTTGCCATACAGTTCGTTCGCGTAATCAAAAACCACCCTCATGCCAAGGCCTTGCTTTGACGGGACCCATATCTTTTTCGGATTCCAATTTCTCCATGAGCCGTCAAATTTCGGTGCCGCAGGGTCGTAATACGGGTTATCCGCCCACTGACCGCCATTCAAACTGTATTCGTATTTCCTTGGCTCTTCTATCGCAAGTAACTGAAACCTCGTTTTCTCACCATCGTTGTGAAATCCAAAGCCACAGTACACGCATCCTGTGCGATCACACTTTGTGCATTTCAGGTTGCATCCTACATTCCCGAACATATCTACCGCTGAGTACTCCGCTCCGGTCGATTTGTCTATGTGTACGATGTCCCCGTAAACACTTGCAATCGTTACGTTGTACTTCACGAGATACGTTAAGATGTCTTGTTCGGTCCAAAACGACAAAGGCTGGCTTGATGGCTTCTTGCTGTCAAATGCATTGCATCCGTGCCTTATCCATCCCTGTTTTCTCATCCGGCTTTCTTCTGCCAGCGTTCCGATAATCGGATAGAGACCGCTTTGATGCTGATACTTTAACATTGGCCCCTTTTTCATTTTTGCGCAGCACATGTGGGAGATCATGAAGGGAGCATAGACCATAGGGAGCCATTTTTCCTTGTTAAATTGCGACTTCTGACCGAACTGTTCTTCGGGCTTGCTAAAGACACCCCCTTCTCCAGTCGTGCCAGTCAGTTTCCCGCTCAAGACGGTTCGTCTGTTCCTTGCAACGCTCGTCTGGATGAGAGTATTTTTCTGTCTGGTGGCAACTTGATCTTCGGTCTGACTCGGAAGGTCTTGTTTCCACCCCCCCCCGATTCCGTAACCTTTCTGTAACCTTTTCTTCTCTGGACTCTCTCGCTGCTGTAGAGTCTCTGTCCGCTGAGTTCTCGCCGTTTGCGGCTCGTTGTTCGGCTCTCTCTCTCTCTACTTTACCGTTTTGTGAACGAATTCTTCTGGCATAGTAGATCGCCTCAGCAACCTCTTTTGAAATCAGCGGATAACCATACATGCTAATTACCTGATCAAACCGCATAGGCGGGACTATGATGTCTACGTTGTCAAATGTTTTGACGTGTCGTTGGATGGAAGCATATTCGAGTCCTGTGTTGCTGAACACGGCCTTGACACCCGGATATAATTGACGGACCATGTGCAAAAGTACCGTCGAGTCTTTTCCGCCGCTGAAACTTACGACGACTTTTCCATCGTAGTGCTTATACCATTCAATGATCCTCGCCTGCGATATCTGGATCTTCCGTTCCAACGGAAGGGCTTGCAGTTCCAGAAGCCGCTTCGCATCGTGCACTGCATCAGCCATTTGCCGAGGCCTCTTTCGTTTTCTTTACCGCATTCAGCTTTTCCATGGCCTCCTCGCGCTTCTTTTCCCAATCTGCGCCAGAGGGTGCCTTGTACGGCTTTGGTGTCGGGAGGTCCGGTTTTGGAAGGTTTTTCTTCACGTCCGGCAATACCATTGTTTCAAGCTTCGGAGCTTCGATAGCCCTCTGTTTTGGCTCTTCCAGTTTCTTATGCTCCGGCCCGCCGATCTGCATTTTGTCTGCAACCGCCGCCATGTAGTTCTTGACCTCTGTCGGCATCATTTCGAGCTCTTTCTGCTGTTTCCGCTTTGCTTTGAACGTCCGCATGAAGTTCGAGGCAACAACACTCTCAACAGTTGCGGCGTCCATCTGAGCCCATGCCTTTAACTGCTCTGGTCCACCGATGGATCTCTGGATAACGTCCGGAAGCTTTTCAAACTCTTCAACAGAGTGGTAGTAGCCGTTTTGGCAGGCTTTGCTGACCAGCGCCCAAGCTTCCTGCTCGGAAAGGCCGTCCACTCCCCTGATTTTTGCAAGTTTTTCTTTCACTTCGCCGATTGTCGGTGGATACCCTTCTGTCCTTGTGGCAATTAGAGCCTGCACAGAAGCCATAACCGCCTTGAAGTCGTCGTCTTCAAACATCTTTGCCCAAAGGTCAGCGATGTCCTGCGCGGCCTTCTGCTTGATTCCTCGATAGAAGCTTGGGAACGCAGACTGCAGAGTTCCAAGAATCAGATTAGCTTCCAAAACGTTCATTCCGTACCATCTCTTTCGCGTTGTCAAAAAACATATTCCCCGTAAATTCCTCTACCAGCGACGACTGTCTGTTATATTTTCCTTCGAGAACCTTGATGAAATTATTCGGCTTGACGAACCAGCTGAAATCAAACCACGCTGCATCCAAGAGGAACTTGCTGTTCCCTGCGAGGTGAACCGCCTCGATAACATCGTCAACGCCATATTCTTTGATTCTCGCAATCAGCATCTTTCCGCGCTCGGAGCTCGGGCTACATCTCTTGATCTCAGGCAGGCAGCTCTCCGAATTCCAAACGTCGATCACCGTCTTGGCCTGTGCGACGATGTCGTCATTCTTCTTTTGAGAGACAAGGTCGTCGTCACCTTCTCCCCCCACACCCCCTATATCCTTTTCAGAAGAGGTAACTGAAGATGTATATGAATCTGAAGAAGTAAATGATGTATCCATACCGTATTGATACGGTATCCATACAGTATTTCTTTCATCTGCGTTTTCGAAGTTTTTGAGTAGTATTGTTAAGAATTTTCTGAATTTTTCTGTTTTTATGTCTTCTATCTTGCTTTTTAGTGCCTTAATATATTTTGGAGAGCTCGTCCAGTGATACTTTCCCCAGTTGCAAACAAGAACCTCTTTGTTTTCTTTGCTGTAATCGATGACTCTGTGAACAGAAAGAAAACGATCTATCAAGCGTTCAATTGTTTCTCTGCTGTAGCCGGTATCATAGGACATCTGTTTTGTGCTGATTTCATAACATCCAGAAATGTTTGCATTTGGACACGTCAGAAGATACAAGTAAAAATATTTATCCTCGGGCGTGTAGTTGTCGGCTACGTCTGGATCTGACCAAAAAGCGGTATCCACCGTAAAGTATCCAGCCATCTTCACTTCTTCCTTTTCATGCTTTTCTGTTTGTCCTCAGGTGCTTCAAAGCATCCGCCCGTCAAAAAATATAGTTGTCCTCAGAACGGAGTTTCTTCGTCTCCGGCGTTGTAATAATCGGAATATCCGCCATAGTCTGCTTCTGGTATGCGGTCCTGCGCGGGGCGCTGGCTTGTTCCTTCGGCCCGATCACGACGCCTACTTCCGAAATAGATATCACTTTTCGGAGAGATTTCATGCTCATGCTTCCGGTGCTTGACGCCGTCCCTGTCGACATACTCCCGGACGGTTTCCCTGACATTGGTAACGGTCATTGCATCGCCTTTGCTGAAGTGCTCAGAAATGAATTTAGCCGTGCCGCGCCAAGCGACGAAGTCTAAAAAGTCGGTTTCCCGGCTTCCGTCTTCCTTGCGCCTGTCGCGGTCCACAGCCAATGAAAATGTGACTTTTTCCACCTGATCCTGTCCGACATAGTCCATCCGTGGGTCAGCGGTGAGTCTTCCTGTGAAACTGCAATTGTTCATTGCCATAGAGTATGTTCCTCCGTGTTGATAAGATTAAGCTGGTGCAAGCCAGTACTCTTTCCACTTCGTTCGGTTTCCGTCCTCATCCACGCGATAGATCATCTCGCTTCGGATCGGATAACCCTTCTGTTTCAAGTCCCAGATTCTCGCTCCGAGCCTCAGAATGTGAAGCTCCTGCGTTGCGATCCACTGACTGATGCGCCCATGTTTCCTCATGTAGTCCAGGACTTTAGCTTCCTGCACCGCGCTTGGCTCTGGCATATTCTTTCGCCTCCTCTTCTATTGCTTCCCAGTAGGCTTGACGGTCTGGAGTATCTGTATCTATCCCAAACTGCTCTGCCTCAAAAATGACGTTTTCGATCAGTTGCGACATCTGTTCGGTGTCAAATGTCGAACTGCCATAGTAAACGATGATATCAGAGGTCCCGTCCCCGAGTGGCAGTACCTCCGTCTGCCACCCGAGGCCCTGAGACTCCCACTGTTTGCAGAATCGGTCTACCGCTTTGTCGTTGCACCGGACGACCTCGGAAACGCCGCCAATTTCCTTGATTTCTTTGCGATAGATCTCATTTTTTGTGAGATGCTGTACCTTCGCGAGCTTGTCAATCAGGGTCCAGAGATACCGGTTTGCAGCGCCGCTTCTTTTCGGACGCCAGAGCTTGATTTCAACGTTTATGAGTTTGTCCTTGAACTTGTCGAAGAACTCGGAGAAGTCGATATCGAATCGAAACGTAACCTCGTTCTTCTGCCAGTCAAACTTCACAATCTGCGCTCTCATAGTTCTTCTCCCTGTCTATGTGCTGATGCAGGTAGACATACTCGCTGCTGTTGTAATCCATATTAGAAGCCAGAAAATCATTACATTGCTGTTCCGATAGGTGGTACTTCAAAACGCGCTGCTCATATGGATACTGACCGTTGGCAAGCTTTTCGTCCATGCGAGCCATCAGTTCATCGTCGCGATAATTATTTTCGATCAAATAAAGTGAATAATTTTTCGCGACAATTCCATTCAGATTTCCACAGTCCGTGGCGTAGAATACCTTTCCATTCGGAAAGTGAATCTTGTATGCGTAGTTTGGAACGTCGTGAAAAACAGGAACGGGGATGACATTGCAAATTCCGTAATTGTAAGCGATTTTTTCCCGCAAGACATCTATCTGAGATGTTGCAACGCCCGCATTCACGAGCTTCCTGACCATCCAAGGTCCGCAGCCGAACCGGAGAAGTGGCTTGTCGTGAGCCATTCTCCGGACGGTAGACGGCTTGAAATGATCTCCGTGTTCATGTGTCAGAAGGACAAGTTTGATGCTGTCCATATATGGCTCAAACCGCACGAACGGAAGTCCAGCGTCAACGAGAATGTTTTCGCCGACGATTACTCCATTCCCCGTTGAGCCGGTGCCAATAACATGAAACGGGATCATCGCTTAGAGATCGTCAAGGTTCACTTGATTTGTGACTTCCGAAAACTCTGGCTCTGTGATCTTGACACCATTGAACGCAGCCGGTACAGGAGTATCTTCTTGGAAGGTCGGCTCATCCTCAAAAATGAGATCGCCGTTTTCTGCCAAACTGATAATCTGATTGTCCGAAGCAAACGCTCTTTGAACCTCGTTCGTCTCTACAGAAATAGGACCGTAGTGACCGATAAGCTGCCTGACAATGGTTTTCGTACCCATTGCGTCAAAATCTTTGTACCAGAACGAACTGTATTTCCACATATCCTCCTGTTTGATTTCGCCGCTCTGGATCTTGTTGTACGCACGTTTGGAAAATGCCGGTGAATATGTGTCGGCGTAGTCGACCATTTCTTCTTTCGGCATGTAAAGGGATTTCGTAAAGCCGTTTTGAAGAATGAAGACCCCATAATAGCCGACAGTCTTCATCATTTTTCTCTTATATGGATCAGTCATCATTTTGCAATCAAGTTCTTCCAAGAGAGGATTCCATCCGCGAAATTCTCCCTCTTTGATGTTCTGAATGATGATCCGCTGATAGAGATTGCTTCGCAACGCGAGCTGCCAATATCCACGCCACCCAAGCACAAATTCGGCTTTTGTGCACTCCTGTTGCGTGATGTTTCCGCTTCGATCCCGCTTCTCTTTTTGTTTGAACGGGACCATGTAAAACAGTCCGAGTTGTGGGGACGGAGGCAGTTTCAGCGCAGAACCGCTTAGCGCCGCGCCAATAATGGAATTGGCAGTGCACTCCTGAATAGCCGGAGTTTTGTTGTATGTGGTAATGATAGACGTAGTGAAATCCTTTGCGTCTTTCTCACTACCGAGCGTATTCAGAATAGCCGACTGATAGCGTTCGGAGTTGACAATCTGTGAAAACGCAATTTTCTGCGGCTTTTTTTCAATCTCGGATGTCTGCTTTGGTGCTACCTGCTTGTTGTTACTCGCATTTCCCATAACGCATTCCCTCCTTTTCGCAATACCCAATCATGCTTTCAATCATCGCGGCCTTCATACCGCGAAGCTGATCTATAGTCCCGTAGATATCATATTTCAGATACGTGACCTTCAGAATCTCCTCCTGACGCTCTCCGGCTTCCTCCGGAAGCTTTTCAGCACTTGGAGGGGACAAAGATACGTCTGGCGCCTCCTGCGCCTCATGGGGCATTTCCGTGGCTTCCTGAGCTTCTGCTTCCGCGAGCGCAGCAGCGACAGACGCCTCGTGCTCTTCCCGGGCTTTCCGTGCGGCTTCCGCCTCTTCCCGAGCCTTCCTTGCCGCTTCTTCTCGGGCAATCCGGTCCTTCACAATCTGGATAGCATTGCTCATATCCAGAGAGATCACGTATTCCGCCATGATTTCGTCGCAGTTTTCGAGCGTGGCAATGGTCTTCAGATCGTTCGCCAGATGGTCCAGATACTTCTTTGCCTGATCCTTGTAGGATTTCAGGCTTCCGGTCAAACCGACCTTGATTCCGGACCTGCGAGGATCAGCAATCCTCTCGTCAAGGTCCAAGCTTTTCCGGTAGTCATCGTAGTATTCCATCAGCGCAACGCGCTTCTGGTCTTTCAGCCCGTTTTCGGTGTCCTTGATGTTTCCGTCCAACTGAGCTATGCCTTTGGTATAGGCCTCGTCGACTTCCTTGCAGATCCCGTTCATGAAGTCATTCAGCGGGGCCATCACGACATCTTTGATATTCTTGATAAGCGCCTTGAACTCGGCATACTCCTTATTGAGCTCTGCCCGAGTTTTCTTCATGTCCTTGTAGTTATCTTCATTCACCACAAGGCTTGCAGCGATCTCACAGCGCTGCTTGATTTCTGGGAGCACCCGTGCCAACTGATTTTCGATCACCGGCAACTGGGTTACTTCCACTAACGACGTGACCTTTACTTCCTCATCCATGTCTCGATAGTACCTTCCCTTTCACAATTATTCAGAGATGGAATCAATGTACTTGTTCCAATCACTCTCGTAAAAACGATGTCCGAAATCGTCGAACAGATAGATTTCACTCGGAGTCCAGTAGAGATACACATACGCGGTGTCAAGCGGCCTGATTCCCCGGTGCCAGCGCTGTACCTCTTCCAGCGCAATGCTGTACAGATTGTCCAGCACCGGATTGTCGTCAGACCAGCCCATAAACGCTTGGTCCGCAGAGCACACGCTGTGAAGATCGTCGGAATAGCGTACATGGTCAACCCTGTCGAAGACAGCCCAGCATGCCAGATGCAGCCCAGCCTCTCGATTGTCCCTCATCGCATACAGCACCCGCGCAACATCCTTGGCCTGCTTTTCCATGAGCTCTTTCTGAGCGTTCTCCGCGTTGATCCCATATTCTTCCTTGACGCGGGCGAGAACTTCTTGCTCAGTCTGGATTCTGGCTGCGGTAAGCTCCTGCTGATGGATCTCATTCAGCCGTTCCTCTGTCCGGTGTCTCGTGACTCCGCAGCAAATAAGAATCGCCACGGAGAAAATGCCGATCAGGAGACGAATAGCCATCTCCGGATTCTGGTGAATGAATTTGTTCACCTGAAGTCCACGGCTGCGGATACGCTTTTCCACATTCGGAACCGAATGCCTTGTGCTGTTCGGCCTGTAGATCGTCAGATTCTCTTCCATATCTTTTGATACCTTTCCTTTCCACATAATTCGTTACCACTTCTCACAGTTTGTCTCGGATTACTTGAAGCTTGGAGATGATCTTGGATATCTCGTTCAAATCTCCAAGGATTTCATCAAGGGCTTCAACTTCATCATCTGATACTTTTCCGTCCGCCGCGATATCCTGAAGTCTGTGCTTGATTCCCTGAACGACGTCCTTGCGGAGCATTTTGGTCAATTGGACTGTTGCTCTTTCGATGTCAATGCAGTCGTCCGAAATAGAGCGCTTGCATCCAATTGGGCACTCTTTCAGGCAGTAGTAGTTCACCAGCTCAGGAGCGTTGTATACGTCAGCCATCGCCACAGCGGTTTCCACCGGCATGTGCTTATAGGTATCGCGCTCCACAGCATCTATCACGTCAACACTGACGTGCAGAATCTCTGCAGCACCTTCTCTGCTTTGCAGCTTTTCGTTCCATTTTGCAGCCCGTTTTCTGGCTTCATACCAGACATTTCCCGCTGCTATTGTGGCTCCGCGACCCATTTATTCCCTCAGCCCTTCGTCGTATAATATTTATCGAAAAGAAGCTTTTCGTCCTCTATTGAACGCTTGTAAGCATCCGGTCTGCGTGAAAAAAGCTCGAGCGTCTCCACCAAAGAAATGCCGAGCGTATCGGCCAGTATCCAGATGTCATCTGCCATGACGGGCGTTTCGCCCCTCTCGCGTCTCAGATAGGCCTGCATGCTCACTTTCATCCCCGCATCTGTCAGGGCGTCTGCGAACTTTTCTGCATTCCAGTACCCGCTCTTCATTCTCGCCATCCGGATATCTTTGGAGCGTTCTTCGCCCCATGATTCATATTTCGGTTTTGGCATTCTCTCTCTCCTCTAAAGTATAGCAGTCCAGCGGAACACGATTCCGGAACGACACTTCGATCTCTCCTGATTCCAGTTCTTGCAGGCGCTCTTCACACTGTTCGTCCGTTTCATATCCGCTGCAAAAAACCTGATTGTCCGGTCCTCTGATTTTCTCTTGCAGGTCAATGATAAAGTATCTGACAGTGTGGTACAGGTTGATCCACTTGGTACAGATGATGTATCGTTCGCTGCAACATCTGACTTTGAACGGTCGCTTGTTCTCCGGAATGAAAACCTTGTCTCCGGGCCTCACATTTTCAATCATCGTCCTGCCCTCAGAGATGTGTGTACATCTTTGTGTGAGCCGTGAAGATTTCCTGCATCTGATCGAAATACACATCTTCGTAAATCTTCTCGTCCGAAATCTTCTCGTCCGTGAAAGTATAAGTCTTCGTGCTGAGCTTCGGCGCGGTGTACCGGAAGAACCGCATATCATACAGGTCCTTGCTGTTCAGCGTTACCCAAAGCCGGTTGGCCCTGCTGCCGTTTCTCGGCAGTGTCATACGCAACGTGTTTCCGTCTCCAACAAAGTTCTTGGCACCAGTCATGACGATGAACTTGTTCCCACCAAGCTGCTCTAAAATCGTTCTCGGTACATCAAGGCTCATCTGATACCCTCCATTCCCAAACAGTTCCAACCCATGAACCCATCGTCTGTATTATAAGATGCTTTATAGCATTTGTCAATACCCTTTTAGCACTTTTCGGAAATATTTTTTGACATCATGCTTGACGTGGTGTAAGATAAGAATACCTGAGAAAAGGAGTGTTCACTATGGCTCAGAACCTAAAATATCGCAATACTGACGGGTACGACTGGGAACCTTTCCGGTGCAATCTCAGAAGCTTGATGGACGCATACGGCTATACCGGGAAGGACCTTGCTCTTGCCTGCGGTCTCGCCCCAACAACCGTAACGCGGTATCTCACAGAGAGAACGCCAGACGTTACAGCGCTTTGGCGGATCTGTGATACTTTTGATGTTTCAATGGACTGGCTGGTCGGACGTGAAACGTCACGATACGCAAACCTTCCGGAGAACATCAAGAAGATTTCTGACCTCTATTCCGTTGCCACAAAGGAAGACCGCGATGTCATTGATCTGATTCTCAGAAAGTATGAGGGCTAAAAACAACTCCGTCCTGATTGCCAGAGATATCCAGCTCACTTTCAGTTTGCACGCGAAGTCTATCTACGTTGACTCAGACGGCTGCGTTACGATTGTCTTGGAGCACTTCGGTCCAAAGACGGAGATCCCGGAATTGACGGTCGACTATCTGGATGCGATCTGCTCTAAGTTCTACTATGGCGGATATACGCATCAGGACGCTATCGCCGATATTATGCTGCTGAATAGCGTCCTGACGTCCGTGGAGTACGACGACTTCTACTCTGCTTTAGAATCTAATCTTCTTGCCGGTAAGGTGTCGATTATTTCGTCACCGATATTCCAATGACTTCGCCAAGCAGGTCGTGATAGTCTCTTGCAATCCACAAAAGCGCGGCCCTGTCGTTCGGCTCGATGTTGAATGTGTCGAGCACGTGCAGGACTGCGCCTAACTTTTCGTAATATTCTTCAGCCATTCTCTGTTGTTCATCTGTATGATTCATTGTTGTTCCTCCTGTTTGTGTTTTGCAGAGTATCGGGCGTCAATGAGATAGATACAGACAGACGACCTTAAAATCAAGAGAATGACTTTTTGTTCTGTTACAGATGCTTTTAAGCATCCGTTTCATAAATTTTTAGGCTGCGAATTGGCCCACGCTTCCAGTTTGGAGCGTGGAATCAGAACGCGACCGCCAATCTTGAATGCGGGAAAATCCTGACGATGCAGAAGGTCTCTGTACATCGTGTTTCTGGATATGCCGAGCATTTCAGCTGCTTCGGTGATATTGAGAGCGATCTTTTCCTGCGGATTATAGCGGTTTTCCATGTTTATACATCCCTGTTCTTTCTGTTTCTTTAAATATTATAATATACCGTTGAGTGCTTTTTGTCAACGATAAAGTGCTTTTTGGTGATTGTAAAATATGGCTACGTCGACTTGAGGTATCGTAATGAAAAGACGCGCAAATAATGAAGGTACAATCTGCAAAAGAACGCGAACTGTGAACGGAAAAACATATACTTATTGGGAAGCAAAGGTTACTGTCGGGTATGATCCGATCACAGGAAAAGCGATCAGGAAGTCCTTTTCTGCCGACACTCAAAAAGAGGTCAAAGAAAAAATGCAGGATGTTTCCGTGCAGGTCAGTAAGAAAGAATACTTTGACCCATCCAAAATGACGGTTTCCGAGTGGGCGGACCTATGGATTGAAAAATACTGCGGTGATATCAAGTACCGGACAAAGAAAACCTACAGAGCCCAACTGAACACGCACATCAAGCCTGCCCTCGGCGAAGTCAGGCTGTCCGATCTGACAACCGAAAAAATCCAGTTGTTCTATAATCAGTTGGAGGAGAACGGAAAGACAGTTCGCCGCCGTGATAAGGAAAAGAACGAAACAGTCGTCACACAAGAACCTTTGTCCCCCAAGTCCATCAAGAATGTGCACTGCGTGCTCTCAAAATGTTTGAACGATGCGATCCGGCTCAATTACCTGAAATACAATCCTTCGTCCAGAACAACGAAGCCGCGTGTCAATCGATACGAATTTATTCCATTGGCCGACGACCAGGTCAAAGCGTTCCTCGAAGCGCTGGACAAAGAGAAATACCGGTCTCTCTATCTGGTCTATTTGTTCACAGGAATGCGGGAGTCGGAAGCTATAGGTCTGACGTGGGACTGTATCAATTACAAGACCAAGACCATAAAGCTTTACCAGCAGTTGCAGAAGCGTCCGGTTGCGGATGGTGGATATACCTTCGCTCCTCTGAAAAATGACGAGATCCGATATTTGAGCATACCAGACTTTTTGGTCGATGTGTTTACTGACCGGTATGACGAACAGGACCGGCAAAAAGAAGAAGCCGGAGAACTGTGGCAAGGATACCAGAACGATAAAGAGAGAAAGACCGCACTGATCTTCACGACGGAGCTCGGAACCCCGATAAATCCGAAAGTCGTCTACAAGCACTACAAAAGGATGGCAGCGGACTTCGATATGTCCGAGAGCCGGGTCCATGATCTGCGGCACACGTTTGCGACCATCTCTTTGCAAAACGGAGATGACTACAAGACTCTGCAGTCAAATCTCGGTCATGCCAGCGCAGCATTTACTTTGGACATCTACGGTCACACCACGGACCGCATGAAGTCTGAATCTGCCTCTCGCATGCAGTCTTATATTAACAGCACGATTCAAAAACCGCAGCCTGATGAAGAAGAGAAAACCCCCTCCGAATGATCCTCGGAGGGGGCAAAAATTTCCCGTTGTCGGAAAAACTGTCGGAAAAGTGTTTGTGACTACAAGATATGGTAACTTTTGGCAGTGCATTTATGTGATTAAAATGAAATATCGCCTGAAATCAATAACAATTTCAAGCGATATTCATGGCAGGGGAAGAAGGCTTCGAATTATTGCACCGTCATTTCTTCCCGTGTCAAAGCGTCTCTGTAGTGCTGTAAGGCGCAGAAAACCGAACTATTTTGTGTCATTTCATATTTTCGCGTTGTCGGAAAAATTGTCGGAAAAACAAAAACTGTCGGAAAAACTGTCGGAAAAATCATCGCATCTGATAGGCAAACTTTACGGTCTCCGCCTCGTCCTGAGTCAGTACTTCGATCCAAGGAAATCTGCGCTTCATCTTCCGCCCATCATTATAATGTACCAGAAAATATTCGTCTCCGGACGGATCATAGTAGAGCTCTTCGGCCTGACCGTTATCAGGCCGATATTTGTTTTCACCGTCAGTGTAAAATGAATGTGCAACCGGAAGGCACCGCTTCGTATCGTACTTTTTTCCTTTTACTGTCTTTCTGACCCGGTCTCCTGCTGGCAACCGGACCGGGATCTCTTTTCCGTCCTTCTCAATCTTCATTTTCACGCCAAGCGTATCAAGAATATGAAGCATTGTCGTTGCCCGAAGTGTACCGGACTTGACCTTTTTGAAAATTGACTGCCGAGCCGCCTTCTTGCCGTCAGCAGTAAGCATCTCTGCTACCTGCGGATAAGAGATGCCGTTGTATTTCATTGCGCTTTCCAGAACAGATATCATCCGATCTATGTATTGGCTATCGGTCACATCTCTTTCCTCGCTTCTTCTGAACGTCAGTGTCTTTTTGAAAAGTATACTTCCTTCTCACGACGATTGTCAATCAGAAAATCAAGCTGCCCGGATCGTCCCACCTGCTATACAGATGGCCGTTTGGACGCAGAATCGCATACTTGAGATCGTCTATATTGTCTTTGCTCATGCAGTTGTCATCAATCACTGTGGAAATACCGTGCACACTGTATTTGATATGACCAAACGGGAGACGCAGGATTGCAATGCCATTCATCATGACGTATTTTTGGATTGCGTTGTATCGTTCCTCGGGGAAGGCGTGCTGAGCGATCCACCGGCTTTGAGCGTTATCGCCGTCCGCATAGATCTTCCGGAACGTGATCTGGTCAAATCCGTACATCTGAGCCCAGTCAAAATAGTCCGCAGGACTATACTTCACAAATGCATCGGTCAGGTTGATGGACGCGCGTGTCACGAGATTCTGCCGCTTTGCCCAACTGTGAACGTCATATAGGTCTCTTTTGGCCTTTTCAGGCATCCCGATAATCTCCGCGTTCCGGTCTGGATCAAAGGAACTGATGGAAAACGAGATGGTCGTGAGTCCGAGATCCGCCATTCCTGCAATATCAGCCTCATTCAGATTACTGCCTGTCGTTTGCAGCGAGATATTGTAAAACGGCTTTTTCATGTAGGTTTTGTTTGCACACAAGACTTTGCGGATAAAGTTCATGTTCTGCTGCGGCTCGGTATCGCCTGTGATGATCATAGAGTTACAGCCTTCGTCACGCACAAACTCCATTCTGTTCAAATACGATTCAGGGATCTGTTCTCCCTTCGTGATGATAGACTCGCCGTAGTTTTCACAGTGCATTCTGGATACGCAAAACGGGCATTTGTTCCAGCACCGCTCCGCAGGGACGACAATTGAAAGCGATTGTATCTTCATTCTTGGTTAGTCCTTTCTTTGGAAGTGAAATTCGACTACCGGTGCAAGGAATTCTTCCAGACGCTTTTTCGTGGCTTCTGTCGGATTCTTTCTGTACGTTTTGTAGCAATATCTGGCCGTATAGAAAATCACCCTCTCATGCACATCCATGTCGTTTGGAAGAGCTCCTTTGCTGGCGGCTCGTTTGATTTCTTCGAGGCTGTACTTCATTCGTCTTTCTGGGGCCTCTGGTCCCAATAAGCGCTTCTCTCCGCCACCGCCATATCAATCAGATATCCTATCGGATGCTGCACAGAAGAATATTTATTTCCGATATCTTCCATCATCCTTCTTTGAATGTTTTCCGGATAATTCGTCATCATGATATCGACAGACCACGGTCCGGACAGTTCTGTGACATTCTTCATGCACTGTGACACCTTGTCTGCGACATCATCTTTCCAACGCTCGAACGCGCAGTACAAGTAGTCTTTCATTTTATCGAAGACGATTTTGTCCGTTGCGTCCATAATATGGTCTCGGCAGTAGTCGTAGTCCCAATAGTTCGCCACAAACAGGACCTCGTGAATGTCAAAATCGTAGAAGGCTCGGAATTCCGGTCGCAAGGGAAGTCCGTGGTAGATGCAGGGAATCAACTCGGAATTGTACCCGATTCGCTCTCTGATAACGATCTCCTCTTCTCCTCCGGTTTCAAACATTGCGGAGTTGTATTGAATATTAAGAATGCTTCGAACGAGGTCATATTTATCGTAAAGGCAAAGGCATCCTTTTTCTGCGTCAAACTTATTTGAAAAGGCCCCGTTCTTCACAAACAGGTGTGCTGTTGTGATACCGGATTCTTCCAGCGCGGGAAAAACCTTCCCAGTGACAAACTGATCCACTGCTTTTTGACTCTCCGGAATGTTTTCCATGTAGAACACTCCACGGTCAGTCAGGTCATCCGGAATCTGAATAATGCAGGATTTTGGTACTGGAAGTCCGCAGTCTTTGACCTTCGGATACCAGTAAGAAAAATTATTGAGTGATTCATCCCTTGAAAACGGGATTAAGTCCTTATATCTATCCATATTCAACCCCAAATAAGTTTCGATTTTGTGTCCACGCACTCCTGAAGTATTGCTTTGAGGCGTTCCCAGTCATGGTCCGCATAGGCAGCATAGCCATATACCAGATTGTCGGTGTAGTCTCCAATTGCTTTCAGGATGTTCTTGCAAGCACCATAGTTGACGCTCCCGTCGCTGTCAGGCTGAAGGCAAAAGTCTACAATTTTGATGTCGGCCCTTTTCTCGGTTATAAGTTGAAGAGTCCTGCGATCAAACGCCTCAAAGAATGCTGTCCTCTGTCCACGGGTGTCCAAAAACGGGGCATCGTCAATTGTTTTGTAATGGTCCCACCACTCTCCGCCGTACAGTTCTGCAATCTTGCTGCGCCAGCGGTTGAACCCTCCATAACCCATATCCAGGCTTCTTCCAGTTTTCTTGCATTGAACGGTTACTCCCACCGCGATACCGCCTTTCGTAACTTCTGTGTGCATTTCTCGCACACAGGCCAGTTTTGATACGAGATTTTATCCGCTCCGCAAATGATGCAGCATCCAATCAGTTTGTCGGAAAACGCTTTCTCCATCTCATCTTGAACGATCTTTCCTATGTCAATTTTCACGCTCTTCTCTCCTCGGAACCGCAGGTTAATATGGCAGGCTTGGAACTACACGGTTTTCAAACTTTTTATAGGCATCCAGATACCACTCGCATTTATCCCCGTTATAGGTCAGTTCATAATACATGCCGTCGTTCAAAGTGCTTGCAAGCAGGTATTTCCAGTTTTGAAGCGTCTTGCACTTCCAGACGGTATAAACGCTAAACTCAGGAGTTCCGTCACTCTTGTCAAGGTGCTCTAAGATGTAGTTTCTTACAATCGCCAGTACTTCTCCGTCCATATTCTATCCTTTCTCTGCTGATTCAACCGCGTCGATCAGCGTGTGCAGCGCCTCAAGAACGCGAAGGTGATCCTCGCCTTTAAGCTGAGATCCGCTTGTAGCAATACGCATTTCCCCGTCTCCGAAGATGCGCATGCAGACGTCTCCGTCGTCAGTCAAGACCATAGTCAAGACGGTTTTTGGACTATAATCACTTCTCAGTCGCGCTACCTTTGCCATTGCATCTCCTTCGATTTTTTCAACGTCGATCGCTAAGTTACTTTTGCCAAGGATATTTCTCGGCCATCTTCCCGTTTTTGATCTTACAATAGCACTTGTCGTCTGCCATGACATACTTGCCATTGTTTTCGATGTTGATGTCGCAGCTTGGATTTTTTCCATAAACGCTATGGTCACAATCTCTGCAATAATTATCTCTGTCTAATTCTGTCATACTTTAGTCTCCTTTAAGTTTCGAATGAGCCGTTGTAGCAGATTGCAGCATGTCGCAGTTCATCATAATCATTGGGAATCTCTCCTGAAAGCACTCCGTCAAGCAAAAAGCGCAGGGTGTCTCCAATCTTTTTCCCTTCCGGGACTCCGAGGGTGATGATGTCCGTTCCATTGATTTTGAGGTCTTTGATGGTGAAACACTGCTTCTCTTCAAGGACCTTATCAAGGATGCTGGAAATCTGCCTTACGATCTCATAGCTTTTCTCTTGCATGTTCGGATGATGTCCGGCAATATCAGCATTTCTGACTTCAATCAAGCGCTCGAACTGCTCTTGGCCGACCTTGTTCAGCCATTTCTTTACGAACTTCTCTGTCGGGATAAATTCTATGTCGTGGTATAGTACCAACTGTACAATATCGTTCTTTGACCTTTTATCAAACCGGAGACTGTCTAAAACCTTCTCGGCAATCGACGCGCTGACCGGTCCGTGGCCCTTGAAGTGTCCGCCAGTCTCGTCTTCCGTATAGCACTCTGGCTTCCCGATATCATGCAGGAGCAATGCCATATTCACAACAGCATCATTTCCACTATACGCGCTGACAACTTTCGCAATGTGGCCGTAAACTGTAAAGCAATGATATGGATTGTTCTGTACAAATCCGCAGCAAGGTCGAAGTTCCGGGATGATCTGGCACACGACATCGCTATACGCCATCAGGACTTCATAAGATGCTTTGCCGGAAAGAAGTTTGCATAGTTCCTCTCGGATTCTTTCCATCGCCACATATTGAAGAGATCTGGCATTCCGATGAATGGAACGTGCCGTTGAATCGTCAATGTCGAAGCCATATACAGAAGAAAACCGAAGAGCTCGGAGAACGCGAAGAGCGTCTTCTTCAAATCGATGGTCCGGATACCCCACGCAGCGAATGAGTCTGTGATCAAGATCCTCTCTGCCTCCGAACGGGTCCACAAGGCCGTCCACGTTGTTATAAGCCATCGCGTTGACGGTAAAATCTCTGCGCGACAGGTCTTCCAGAATGCTTGTTGTGAACCGGACTTCGTCCGGATGACGGTGATCCGTGTAGGTCCCGTCCGTCCGGTAGGTTGTCACCTCATACTGCCCATCGTCCAAAACAATTGTGACTGTTCCGTGTTTGAGACCGGTTTCAATCACTCTGGAACGCGGAGAGTATATCGCCTTGACCTCTTCCGGTGTTGCGCTCGTACATATATCCCAGTCTTTCGGTTCGAGACCGAGGAGGCTGTCTCTGACACAGCCCCCAACAACATAAGCCTCATAGCCATAGGCGCGTAGCACGTTAAGGATCTTTCTGGCCCCATGTGGTATCTGAATTGTTTTGTTCTCCATTTTCATCACGATCCTCTACCCAGCTTTTGAAGTACCGAATTTTCTCTTCCAAACAGTCTGTTGTACCATCAAATCGAATAGCGCGGTCATCCACATAGCAGACCGCAGGCGGTTTTTCCGCTTCCACGCCATATACGGCAATCCCGTTCTTGAACAGCCAATCAGCTACGGCGGACCTTCCTGCGCTTGTTCGGCACCTCGTAGAACACACGATAACCTTGAAGTCTTTATTGAGGTTATCTATCACATCTGCGATTCCCGGGACCGGAGGGTCCGGAATGTTCCACTCTGTTGTGTACGGGTGCTGGTAGCTATGGATCACGCCATCAAAGTCGAAAACAACGGTCTTCTTTTCCGGTTTGTCATAGTCGATCTCGTTCAAAGAAACGAACCCCTGAGGATGGATACACGCTTTGCGTTCGTCCATGCAGCCAGTATCTTTTTTCTCACATGTCTGGCACGCCCCATTTCTGGTGTACTTCGCACACGCATCGCCTAAAAACGGGACGATGTAGGAACCGAACGGAGACTTTTTGTTCAAGCAGATATGAAATGGCGGTCGTCCGTCTTTCTCTGTTCCGGCAATTGGCACGCAGTAGTTACAAGTCCCGCACACAACACAATCTTTGCTCATTGCTTTTCTTTCCTCCGTTCGGTTCGTGAGATAATAAGCGTATTTATTCTGCGACTTCAACAATCCCCTTTATCTTTTCAATTGGATCGTCAGGAAAGACTTCTGAAGGTTTGACAATTTCAGTCGCTTTCGATGCGGCATCAACGATGTCTTTAGCTTCAATAACTCGTACTCCTATCGTTGTAAAAACAGAAAATTTCATTTGTTTCTCCTTTAAATCACTTCAAATATCTGGGTCGTATTCCATTTCTTTTGTTGGCTCAACCTCAAGCATTCGTTTTGACCTTTTGTTATAAATGTGAATATAACCATTTGAATCAGTCCAGACATCAATGCGTCCATCCTCAATCGCTTCTCCAAGTGCAGTCAAGTCAACACTACGCTTCATTTGTATTAATCCGTCTCCTTTTATTCAGATGGGCTCTTATCATTCAGGCTGATCATGTAGTTTCCGTTGTCGCTCAAAACTGTTGTCGGGAGTTTTCCATCCCACTGCTTAATCCAGTAGTAGTCCGTCAATTCTCCAGTCAGAGATTCGGAAATACGCTTGTTCATCTCGGCCTCTTTTTCACCGGCATAAAGTGCGGCTTCCGCCTGTACTTTCACGACTTCGAGGTCGGCATTGGCCGCAATGATCGCCTTATCGGCGTCGGCTTGGGCCGCAATTTTTGCCCGCTCAGCCGTAGCACGCTCTTCCATCGTTTTCTGTTCCTGCTCAGTCTGGGCTGTCAGTTTGTTCTGGGCCGCAACCTGCTTTGCTTCGACCGCGTTGGTGAAAGCATCGGTGAAGTCGATGTCCTCAATGGCAATGGAGACGATTGTAATGCCGTATCGTTTGAGATCCTTGGACATCGCTTCTGCAATCTGGTCCGACAGACTGTCTCGCTTGGCAATCAGGTTTTCAGCGGAGTACGCAGCAAAAACAGCCTTCGTGTTCTCCTGAATGCGCGGAAACATGACATTGTCGTAGTAATTAGTCCCAACCGTCCTATAAAGCTCCTGCGCCGTCTCCTGATCAATGCAGTAGTTTACGGACATAGCCACATCTACCTGTTGGATATCGCTCGAAAATGCGGACGTGGATAACTGCACTTTCTGCGTCCGGTTATCCATTTTCACAATCTGCTGCCACGGCGCAATAAAGTTGAAGCCGGAACTGATCGTCCTGTCTTCTACGCGGCCAAAGGTTGTCAAAATTCCAGTATATCCGGTCGGCACAATCGCAATGCAGCTCAGTGTCAAGAGCACTGCTGAAATGATAATGGCTGCAAGGAGAGGCCACGGCGTGAATTTCTTGTCGCCGTACTTCATAGCCGGAACAACAAAGCACAGGACAATTCCTGCAATGATAAGGGCAACCGACAATACGATAGCGAACATGTTCTGTTCCTCCTGATAATTATTATAATGTAGGCTCTCAAAGGGCCTCAGCGTCTTCAAAAGTTTGCAGGATCTTTGGGAACTGGATTGCGATAAAATCAATCATCGTCTCATCGTGTCCAAACTCCTGATGATGGAAGTTCTCGGCAAGGCCGGATTCAAACAGATACGCATGGATAATCTCATGACGTATACATTTCTTGAGATAAGATTCCCAGTCTTCCAGTTCTGAGTCTTCTGGCGGATAGCCCAATACGACAATCTTTCGCGTGGTCTTGTCCGTATATCCATCAGCATTTTTCAGGTACTTATCGTCCTGCTCATGGACAAACTTCAAAGTCCACTTCTCACCAAGAATAGTTAATATGAACTCTTTGTTTTCTTGCATTAGATACCTCTATCACCGTCTTTATGTGATACGATGGCGAATCATTCTTCCACTGATATCTCTCCCGGCACTTGTAGAAACGTCTTCGTCATCATCGAAATCAAGCATCTCCAGTTCTTTTCGGAGAGAATCAAGATCCCATTCCACAACCTTTGCAATCATTGGGTCCAGCGGTTGTGTTCGTAACGAGCGTCCCTGTTCATCGGTAAACGTTTTTCCCGCCACGTTCAGAGTGCCGTTTGCACGGAACCCTGAATTTTCTCTGTAGGAAGCGCGTTCAACGTAGACTGTACCGCAGTATTCACATTTGTCTCCTGTAATTGGAGCACCGCAGTTGATACAGTTGGTCATTTTCCTGTGCTGCCGAAGCCTCCGTCGCCTCTTTCGGTCTCACTGAGCTCATTCACAATCTGCACAGCCGGAGTGATGCACGGCAGGATCACCATCTGCGTGATTTTTTGACCTGCTTCAATCATGATTCCCTCTTTGCCGTGGTTATACATCACGACACCAATGCTGCCCCTGTAATCGGAATCTACTACTCCTCGGGTCGTGATTCCATCCTTCATCAGACCGCTTTTTGACGCCAAAAGACCGACATAACCAACCGGGATCTCACAGTGGACTCCTGTATCGACAAACTCTTGGTGACCTGGATGCAGCCAGAAGTTTCGTGTTGATTTGAAGTCCAGTCCGGCGTCTGTCGGATGTGCGCGGACCGGCTCATAGGCTCCTTCGTCCAGCATCACCTTCAGAACATGCCTGCTGTCGTTCTCAATTTCAATGTGGTCGGTAGCAAGAAGCGTAGCTTCCTTGGTCGTGTCCGCGCTTCCTGCGTATTTTGAGTCGACGTATACGTAATAGCGCTCAGCATCTTCTTTCCAGTCGATTGACACAGTATGTCCGTCTATTACCTTTGTAATCATGAACTTCATCTCCAAAGGAGTAATCGCGATCCAAAATCAGGGCCACTCGCCCAGCGGTGCTCCGATTCTTTCTCCGTTGAACAGATTGTTGTCTGCCGTATCGGTGCAGAAGAACACGCCGTCCGGGTCTCCGAAAACATCCTTTGCGACGTCTTGGAAAAGCGTGGAATGAATACCGAAGTAGTCACCGAGGTCGTCGGTGTAATACTGGACAACCGCCTTTTTGAAAACGACGTATGTGATCGGGTTCGACATGATCCCGGAAATCGTTCTGATGAACGACAGGGCAGTGTTCCCTTCAAGAGCCGCTTCGAACATGTTTCCTTTCACGTCGACGAAATGGTCATTCGCGGGGATAACGTTGATTTTCAGCGTAGTCCTGCCAAACTTTTTGGCAGGAGGCAGGAGGGTGTCAAGTGCAAGGGCCTTTTCCCCATCATCCACGTAAAGCTTGACCGTCAGGTTGTCTTCATCGAAGACGACGCGGACTTCCGGGTCTCCTTGAAACATTGCTTCGATCTCGCGGTAAAAGATGATCCACGGTGCAGAGAGTTTCAGTTTTGCCATTTTTATTCTCCTTTTTCATTTATTGCCAGCAGTGTAGTGCATGAACAACCTTTCACAGGCTTCGACGCACTCCTGACAAGCTTCTCGATATTTCTTCGCGTAGTAAGAATCTCCGCATTCGCTCTGTACGCTTGCGTAGTAGTCTTTTCGATGAAGGGCAGCACGCATGGCTGTCTCCAGAATCTTTTCCTTATTCATTGTTGTTTCGATGCACTATCACTCTCCTTCTATAACATCAAGAGCTCGAAGCTCTAAAACGAGCCTAATATCACTGCACCTTGTGTATGGATAGATATAAAAATCTAAGCTCGTTGTCGTAGGATAGGCGAGATAATTCTTTATCCCCCCGTTTCGCTTTATTCGTACAACGGTCCGTCCTTTTTGAAGAGCGTCAAGGTCGATGTCAAGCACATTTTCTGCGTTCCGCTTTGGCATATCTGGTGGCGGTGGCGGCTCCATTGTTACGGGAGGCGCAAAACCGTTTCCGCCGGTATTGCTATGCGGTTTCTGTCTGTTTTCTGTTCCAATGGGCATCCCGCACGCTATGCACGCACTCTTACCGGTTGGGATATACGCGCCACAGTTTTTGCAGATACATGGTCCTGTTTTGGCCGTGCCTATTATTTCTTCCTGTTTGGCTTTTCCTTTCTTCTTTTCGAAACATCCGCATCCGGCTATTTTATAGTTGTTGACCGTGCTACGAAACGCACTGCTGTCCGAGCACAGACAGAGGCCGTGCATAGAATCATAAGCAGCGCATTTCCCGCAGAGATATTTTTTCGGTGAGCTCATGCGGCTCATAATAAACGAATCTCCTTCCGGAAGCCATTCGGATCTTCGCGATACATTGCGGTTTATGGAAGCAATCAGTGTCGTCTCCAACAGTTTCTCTTCTCTTCTTTTAATGTACATTCTGTTTCGCCGAACGCACCCCTTTCTGTACCGCAGCGAAAAAGCGTCTCAAGCGGTACCGCAGTCCAAATTTCCACTTACCATTCAAAAGTTGTTCTATTTCCTCTTCAGAAAGCGGCTCCAAGAAGTAACCAATCAGATTCCCGTCTTTGTCATACATTATCTTCATCTGACTCGTATCCCCATTTTCCAGTCGTGCGGGTCCATACGATATACCGGAACATCCGGATACTTTTTCTGTATTTCTTCGAACGGAAGGTACATATCCGCAGACCACCAGCGAGCTTTTCCCTGCCACTCCGGTTTGCGGAAATCATCGTCGTCAAGAACGTTATTTTCTCCTAACCGTCCACATATTTTGCAGTGCGTACTCCAGCTGTATCCGTCGATATGATTATTGACCGAGTTCACCCGCATCAGTATCGTTCGCTCATACTCGTGCTTGTGATCGGACCGATTTTCCGACTTTGACTTTTGATTTTTCCGTTTGCGATACTTCCCTATCTCATCCATCCGTCTTTTTCTCCCAGCACTTGCATGCTCTTTCGTCAGGATACAGCGGTGTGTCTCCTCTCATATCGCTGTCGCCGTTAAAGCAGACGCCAAACCAGTCATAATACCATTTGCAGGTTTTGCAGCAGCGCTCAGCCTTCTCCATCGTCCTCGTACTCATCTTCGTCCATGCTTTCGTCTTCGTTGCACCACCGGACGCCGAAATTATCTTCCTCGTAATCAAGGAACCGCCAATCGAACTGGCCCAAGACTTCTCCGTCTTCGTCCGGGAGTCTGCGGAAATCGGAATATGCCTTTTCGATATTTTGCTTCTCTGGAGGATTCCCATACCGGTAGGTCATGACCGTATAGGTGTATCGCTCTTCCGAAAGTAACTGTGGAAAGTTTTCTTTAACCCATCCTATCGGCGCTGTAATGCACCAATTCTGCGACATGTCGATATTGCCAGCAAGAACGCACAGCTTGTTTTCCTTGCACCACTCATCCTTGTTGAATCGGTATTCATGGACCCATGACGCAATCGGTTCGCAAGGAGGATAATCTCTCCCTGTAAACCAGTTATTCAACTCGAAATATACGATTTCTTCCATGTTATTTCTTCTCCATCATCTGTTTTCTCGCCATGCGGAGAAAGTGTTGCGCAAGACATTTTGCGCAGACACCTTCTTTGGAAAACTCCTTGTCGCACATGAATCCGGGATAGTGAGTGCATGCGCCGGACTGTTCGAGCCACCGGCAGGCTTCGTCAAGCGCAATCCGTTCTTTCGTTTTCTTCATGCGGCAATCTCCTTGCAGTACGCCCAGCTTTGCGGTGCTCGAACAAGTCCGAATTCATTCAGCGCCTTCGGAGTGTCGTATACGACAAGCTTTTCTATGTTCCATGCATGCACGCCGCAGTACATTGTTCCGTCGATCACTTTTGGGTTTTCGTATTTCTTGATCTGCTCTTTGGTCAGGCAGGAACGTTGCAGCATTTCATATTCTGAAATATTGCTTCCGAAATCCCAGAACGCAGTGTAGTCATAGATCCTGTTGCAAATGAATTCTCCGACGACATGGCCCTTCTTTTTTCCCCATTGTTCGCCGTTCCACCAAGCAATATCGCTGTACAAACTGCTTTTGAAGAACTCGTTGCTCCCTGAAAGCGTGCAGTAGATATAGCATTTGAACGGATCGTATATCTTCGGTCTTGTTTTCCGAACCTCGATTGTCTTTTCTCCGAGAAGAATCTTCCGGCACCACTCTGGCCGGATGCTGAGGATCACAGCCTTCTTTTCTTCTTTAGGTTCGGTCATAGAAACTCCGTTTCCGGCAGGACTTGGTCGTTGTCAGTGATGTCTACAAACATGTCCTCTGTCACCTTTACTCGCATTTCTACCGGCTTTCCGGTGAAAGGATTGAACGCGCTGCATCGTTTATCACACACGAGATCATCTCCGTCAAATCTCCAGATGTTTCCGCCTTCCTTGTAGGTCAGGGCCCGGTTGCATGTGCAAAGCTTCGCCCGCCTGCCAATCCAGTTCGGTTTGATTTCTGCGCTCTCCGGATACGCCCGAATATAAGCGTCATACTTGTCCGGAAACTGTACGGATAATTGATGCAGGAAATTTGGGACCGTAGTTGTGGCGTACTTTTCAATACGCCCGCCCATCAGAGAATTCGGCCTGAATTTGACAATTTTATGGATGTTGTCCGGAGTCAGAACTTCACACGGAACCGCAGTTGGATATCCGTCACTGAATCCGGGATCTTTCACGCGGAACTGTTCGTCTTCCCACTCAATGTTCACATAGTGAACAGACAGCAGTGCTTCTTCTCCAACCTTCGATATCAGAGCATAATTCGGATATTGCAATTTGTGATACTCTGGATTGCTTTTTGCTGCACTCCAAACGCGGTCGTAGCTTTTTGACCGGTTTATTCCCCCGTCCACACTCTGCACATGTCCTTTTTTGCAGGATCGTCCAAACGGAACGGTTACATTGAAGCACTGTCCGCTTTTGTATAAAGAACATTCCTGAGCGTGGTCACACGAAATATACTCCGCCCTTAGCCTGCTGTTTCTTGTCCCCTGCCCGTATAGGGCAACATTGATTACCTGCGCCATCCCCATCTCCTTCCTTCAGCGTGTGTTGCCGTCCTCTGTTCTCTTCGGAGGACGGCAACATATACGAGATTACTCTTCGAGAAGCTTCTGAAGCTCTTCGGTCGAAAGTCCGGCCAGAGCCTCGTCCTGACGCTTGGCAAGAAGCTCCTTGATGCGCTCATTGCGCTCGTGCTTCTTGGCGGCTTCGCGCCGTTCCTGAATTTCGAGCTGCTTCGCATTGTAGATGTACTTCACAAGATCGATCTTGTTTGTCAGAACTACATCCGCCTTCGTCTGCTTGCTGCTCAGAAGAGACTCCTCATCAGAGCTCTTCTTCTCCTTGTTCAGCGCCTTGAAAACGCTGTCAAGCTGATTGACGTCAAGATCCCACAGATCCTCCACGCCGATCATTCCCTTGAACGGGAACCGGTATTTCTCTTTTGTCGCAAGTTCAAAATTCGCTGCCATAGTCGTTCTCCTTTTCTTATTTTTTAATCTGCCGGATAAATCTTTTTTGGTGGAGCCATGTAACCATCGCGGACCAGAATCTCTCCATCCTGGAAATACATAGATGTCTTGAACGGAAAATTGAGTTCTTCAATACCGGCCTCTTCCGCAGCATCGCGAAGAAACAGTCCGGGACCATAATCACAATGAAGCCCGCCAAATCCCAGCAAACTCCAATTTTCATCATCCAAAAGATGCGAAATCAGAGATTCTTTGAACTGCTCGATCTGCTCTTTCGTCGGTGCTTCCATGCACATATCGGCAAGGAACATGCTCATTACTCCGGTGCTGCTCCGGTCTCCGTTGTCGTGGTGGTGACGTCCGTCTATCTTGGACGCCCACCACTCAGCAGCAACGGTAGCCTCTTCTCTGGTGAGTTGAAAATTTTCCATGGATTTCAGAACTTAATCTTCATCAGGCGTTCCGTGGAACCCTTGACCTTGACGATCAGTTCGTTCCTCAGCGTGGAACTGAACCCGAGTCCGGAAAGCTGATCATCCGTGGCTTCTACGGCCATCCTGCTTCCAAGCGCTTCAAAGACGCGCTTGTGTTCTGCAAGTTCCTGCTTCAGGAACTCGTTATAGAATCCGTTCGGCTGTTCCGGGTTTACGCAGTCTTTCAGCATGAACATGTAGTGCTTGTTTCCAATGCATTTCTGCTCATCCCAGTAGTTCGGGCTGTACATGATCACGGTGACCGGAACAAATTCCATAGACTTGACGCCCCAAATCTCGCGGGAAGCTGTCGTGGACGGAAGGTGCTCTTTGATGGTGAATTTCCCATCCGCGCCAAGCGTGACCGTCGCAACCTTGACTTCCTCGCCCTGACGGAGCTCTTTGTCGTAGTCATAACGGAAGATCTGACCGTCCATCTCAATCTCGGCCCGGAAGCCGTCTCGACCGCCTCGATTGGAATACTGGTGTACATAGAACTTATATTCGCCGGGAATCATGCGGCTCTTTGCTGCATAGGCGATGTTTTCCACGGCGGGCACGCCGAGCACCGGATGAATGATATCCACATCAAGGAAGCCGCCAGTTCTCGCGGAACGTTTGTCACCGAAGAAGATCTCGTGGCCGTTCGGCTCAATGCAGTGGGCATCAAGGTCGTTCTGGCTGTGAGGAATCCTTCCGTCGTTCCACTGAATCGAGAACCGGAGATCCGCAATCACGTTTCCGCCAGCATTCTTGACGTTCTGCTTGATGTCGCTGTCGGCAATATTGCCGGAGTAGGCCCAGCTAAACGGGTTGTCCCATTTGAACATGGACGGCGCAAACGGATCGGATGACGTGATCAGTGAGCACATGTTCTTTTCGTGCTTGTTCTCCACGTAAGCCTCGACCGAGACTGCGTCCGGAAGCACGTCTGAGATAAACTGCTCAATCCCGATTTCCTGTACGCGGTCAAACTTCTTCGGCGAGGACTTCGCTTCTGACATCATATCGTCGAACACGTTTCCTCCCTTGATTCGCTTGGAGGCGTCGCGGTTAGAAAACAGGATGTTATTCACCGTGATGTCGTCCAGCTTTGCGTACCTGCGGCGCAGAGAGTCCATATACCCGAGCTCTTGCACGGTTTTCTGCGCCTCTTCCAGCATCTTCTTGGTGAAGATAGCCTTCGGGCGTTTGTAGTTCGCGGGTGCCACAATCGCTTCGTAGCGTCGAACAGCCTCATTCAGGTCCACTCCTTCAGAAACGTCCGTCAGAAGCGTTCCGATGGAATGATTGCGGATGCGGCTCATAACAGGGCCGACACTCGGCGCGATTCTCCAGACATAGAGCTCTCTCTGCTCTTCCGGAATCTTCTCATAATCGGTCTTCATCTTCCGGAGGTCCGTGATCTGCTTCTCCCACTCTGCGCCCTTATAAAGCGTATTGGACCGGATCAGTTCAAGGACGGTGTCGATGGAGTCCATTGTGATTTCTCTGAGAGCACGACCGAAAACCTCTGCGGCGCTCCGTCTCCTCGACCGTTCTGAGTCGATGGTATCTCTCCCGCGATACCGCCACTCCTTCGGAACTTCGAGATAGAAGTGCTCCCACGTAGTGACAAGCTTGGAGTCCTGATCGTACTCCCGGCTTTCCTCGGTGCCGAAGCTGTACTCGTTGGTGATAAACTCCTGAGTGATCTTGGAGCTCTTCACAAGAGCATCCACTGCGTCAAGCACCACCTGATATCCGTCATCAGGAACAGCGAATCCCCATATGGTGTGAAGCTTCTGCTCTTCGTCGATAAAGACAATTCCGCCGATACGCTTGATGAAGTGGCGGCAGCAAGAGCAATCGTGCTCGCGCCTTACGCGGAAGATCGGATTTTTCTCTTCCGGAAAGCTTTCAAGGTAGGTATTCCAGAGCGTGTCCGGGTCGACATCCGTCTGATACGCAACCTTGTACTTGTTGACCATGTCCGCGAATCTCTCACGTACCATGGTCTGCAGGTCATGAAACTGCATTGTTTTCTCCTTTCTGTTTTGTCGTTCCTCTATCGTATTTGTTATTTGTAGCAGGCTGTTTATCACATTCCATTTACCACTGCTTCTGCATCGCAAACCAACTTACGTCTGGCAATAACTCCAAGTCATGGCCGCGCTTCGTGGCACCTGCTATTATTTCACTTCAGCATTTCAGCCCGCAGGCTGTCCTTGATATAAAAGTCCATGCCGAGATCCGTGCAAAGCTTTTCGACGTTCTGCCCGAACTGTTTCCAGTCGATGTCTGACGGATGGTAGTTGAGCTTGCCGATTTTGGCCTTGTCGATAAAGTTGTGATACACGCGGATCACCTTCATGACATCGTCCGGGCACAATACCGGCTCGAACGATACCCACGTCTTGATTCCTTCGTGCTTTGCGTCTACCAACTGCCACAGTCTCCCCTCTGGCGGCAGTGCTCCAGGCTCCGCAGATTCGGCCAATCGTCCCATGCATGAGACTGTCACGCCAAACCAGTCATTCTCATCCAAAAGCGGAAGCGCGGTTCGCCCATCGCCTTTCGTGAGGATCTGGACATGATTCCCGTACTCTTTCAGCAGGCGGATGATTTCCAGCGTGGGAGTGCTGTCTGCGCGGCGTGGAAATGGATCACAGGAAAAACACAGGTGAATCAGTTTTCCTGTAATGTGCTCATTTTCGATCTGCCGTTTTGTGGCTTCCACAATTCCTTCGCGGACCCTAACCGGACCCCAGAACTGTTCCTTCGCTTTGTGAAGAACGCTCGGAGCGAAGCAATAATAGCAGGCGTTGTCGCAGTTCTGATAAATGTTAATTGCGAGATCCCCGTATTCTTTCGCCGCTCCCTTTGGCTCATAGATTGGCTTCACCGTTTTCTCCTTTGTATCTGTTTATAAGCTCCTTCCACTTTGGCAATGGAATTTCAAACTCGGTCAGCAATCGAATCTTCGTTCCCGTTGCCGCTGCCTCTCGCCGTCTCATTTCCTCTACTCTATGCGCTTCAATCTCGCCTTCCGAGTATCGAACAGTGACTTGGACATCACGCTCGCCGATCCAATGCTCGACATATTGATCATCCGTTCCGGTCGTTCCGTAACGAATATATCTTTCAGGCGGCGCATACGGGTCTTTTTCTTCCACAAACTCAATTGCAAAGCAATCGTAGTACAGTTGCATGCTTTCTGCTGCGGCACGCAGGCCATCAGTCATCATCTTTCTGCTTTCCACTTTCACGATATTCCAGATCCCCCGGGTGATTCAGAAGCACAATGATCAGAAACCACAGCAAGGGCCACTTATCGAAGTACATGGCAGCGTTCACGATTCCGGCTATGAGCGCGACATTCACAACGGCATAGCAGAAATAAACGAATCGGAAAAAAGTCATTTCTTGTCCTCAAACGGGAACTCAATGCCCCGGCTCTCATAGATTTTTCGGATTTCAGGGACCTGCATTGCTTTGGCGTTCCGGAACCCGTTAATTTTCAGCACAGGCGGAACACCAGCCTTCTCAATAAGCCTCTCCAAAGCGTTCCACTTCCGGTTTTGCTCGTCAATCACGCTGATAGCCGCGTTCAGGAACTTGATCTTCCGCTGTTCGACGATCTGATTGAGCTCGTACTGGAAGTTCACGTAAATTGCATTGGTGACAGCCATCAGCTTTTGATTGTCATTCTCGCATTCCTTGATCGGCCCGATGAATTTGTCGAAGTAGTCTTTTGCTTTCATACATTCTCCTTCTGGAAGTCCATCCACATCCGGCTCGTCTGGATTCCGGAGTTGTTCTGGTACTTTCCACTTTTGTACTGCATGCCAGTATCACCTTCCACAGTATGAAAGTAGATTTGGCAGATCTCCACATTCGGATAGATGATAACGGGCTGCACGCAGGATATTTCAAGCGTCCAGAAGCCGTCAAAGCCGATGTCGCCGAATCCTGCTGTCACATGGATGTAGACACCAAGCCGCCCAACAGACGATCTTCCTTCCAGCATCGGCACATACTTGTCGGTGAAAGTCCGCTCAACCGTTCGTCCCAGATAAAGCGTTCCCGGGAACAGAGTCAGTCCGCTCTCCGGAATCTCAATTGTCCGGGCCGGATTATCCTTCTTCATATCAAGCATAGTGTCTTTGTAGACCATCAGTTGGTTATGAAGGCGTAGATTGTAGCTGTTCGGATTTAGACGCGACTCGTCAAAATCGTCAATCCGAATTCCGCCCGTTCTCTTTACTTGCCACTGAATTTCACGACCTGTTAAAATCATTGTTATCTACCCCAAACGTTTCGGACCTTAATGCCACGTCCGATTCCTTTTTGAACCTTCGACGCCCAATCCATTCTGTTGCTCACAATAAAATCTTGGGCATTGTCGTATTTTCTTGCACGCTCCGCATCCGCCCTGTATCCTGATAGCCATTCGTTATAATCGCCGCACTTCGCGTGACATCCTACCTTACGTCTATCGCAGCCATTACAAGGCGGCTGCTTGTACTGCGTAAATCTCATCCGGCTGCATCTCCGTTTAGCTTTTGTTGGATGCTTCACAGCATCTTCGGATCAAAAGAAATAGCTGTTCCCAGCATTTTGATTATACCGTATTTACAGCCATTTGTCAACGTTTTTGGCAACTTTTAAGACTTTTTATTTGCCCTATAAATCACATCGCTATGGCACCGCTTGAAGGTGTCGAACCTTCTCCACCCGGTTCAAAGCCGTGTGTGCTACCGTTACACCAGAGCGAGTTATAGCGTCACTCGATTCTTTGGTTCCACTTCATAGCAATGTCTTTTTCAGCTGTACCTATCGGTAAATATTCGTAATCATTATTTCTGAAATATGTATCACGAGGCCATTGAAAAATTCCACCACAATTATCGCAACCTATACCGTATGCCTTTCCAAACACATCAAATACAAAATCAACTTTATCACCGTTTCCACAAAATGGGCATTTCTTTAACCCGTTCATTCCACACCAACCTTGTCAAGTTTTTCGAGTACAACCATCCTTATGTATGCGCTTACACTTATCCCAATGCGAGTTGAGCCCGGTATATACGGTCGGCATTGCAGGTCTCGCTATATTCTTCCCGCTCCGGACGGGACCGTCAGCAGTCCGGCAAAGACGTGCATCAGGCCACTTGCTTTTTCGGCTTCTGACATGAATTGTGATGCTTTGCCGGACTCCCCCTGTTTCTCTGCGTTTTTCGCTTTCCTTGTTTGCTGGTCCGAGTAGGAACGCAGAGCGCGGATCACGACTTCTTTTTCAGAGAATGTCATTTTGCCTTGTCTCCGTCTGTGTCTTCCTCATGAAAGTCATCCGGAAGAAGATTGCTCAGGCCAGCCATTGCCGTCAACCCGTCATCGTTGTACACCCGAATATCGGACCACGCACACGGAATAAGGTTTCCGACAGTCAGCATTGCCCGCGTCATGTCATTGTCTTTGTACGTCGTGAGAAGCGTCCAAAGCGCCGTGTCATAGTTGACTTCCTTCCACTCGTCCTCGCCCTTCATCCGCTTGAAGTACTTCATGCTGTATCCTCCTTTTTACCAATCACCTACCGCAGAAGCGGAGATGTTATAGCACCCGTTCTCTTTCATCTGCTTGATATAGTCTTGCAGCTCAAACCAATCACCGGTAAAAGTCTCCATGATGTTGCGTTCGGTGTCGTACTCATTATCGTAGTCATAGATGATTTCGTACATTGAGAGCCCTCCCTTACGCTTCCTTAGTCCAGTAGTTTCCGATGCATCCTTCCGTGCTGTCCCACGTGTCCCAGACCTTCCCGTCTACAACGGCAACCTCATGGTTTCCGCCAATGTTGCAGAAGATCCTCGGTGAAATAACGATTCCGTTTTCTGGAACACCTTTTTGCAGGACCTTGCAAAACTCTTTCCCTGTATACTTCTTTCCGTTTGGTTTGCGCGGCTGCTTTTGTTTCTTCCATCCGAGAGCGTCCATCAGGATATCGATTCCCTGATTCGTACACTGATCATACCCGGTTTCCATCTGGATGAGAGCCAGAGCAAGAACGACTTTGTTGTACTCCACGCCGGTTGCTGTCGAAATTGCCCTGATTCGGCAATCTCCCGTGATCCTGTTCTTCGGATTGGCGTTGTAGAAGTGAAATGTCTTCGTGTCCGGATACTTCTGCTGTCTCGTCACAGTGTCCTCCTTCCTGCACAATCAGGCGCAGCACAGTTCGTCCAGAGCCTTATCTATCTCAGCCATAGCCTTTGCGTTGGCTTCCAGTTCTTCTTTCGTCGGCTGCTTCTCCGGCTTCTTGCCGTACTCGATCCGGCACCTTGTGAGCTCGGTCTGTTTCACACCGCGATACTCCTTGTGTTCCTTGACCGTGCCGGTGATTTTCAGAACCGGAAGTTCCTGATCCACCCAGTTTCCGGTCTTCCAAGTGAACACATTGCCAGACTCATCCACGAACTTGTACACCGTCGTAACTCCGAACTGCGTTTCCCAGCTTGTCAGAGCCACAACCTCGGTCGGCTTGAAGCTGACTCGCTTTCCGACTTCGCCGACGTGCTTGCTCAGTTCTCCGGACTCTCTTTCCTTCCGCTCGCGTTCGCGGCGCTCTGCCTCGCGCTCAATCTCCCTGTTGTGAGCCGGGAACGCAGAAGCCAGAAGGCCGAAGTTTCTCGCGCTGCTGTATTCCAGAGACAGCGCAACCTTCATGTTGTGGAAGTAATTGTCGTCCCTCTCGTTGTTGATGATCCAGTCGATGACCTCACCAGCCAGAGCAACGCTCTCCGGATTCTCCGGATTGAAGCCCTTGCCCTTTGCCTCTTCCCGTTCTTCCAGCGCTTCCTCAGCATACTTCCCGCGAAGCATGTTGTGGTCAACATCGTAGTACGTCTGAGCTCGATCAGCCGTGCTGTACAGGCTGTCAGTCTTGGCATACCCAAAGACGCGGATGGTCTCGGCGAAGTAGGTCATCAGTTCTTTGGTCTCGTAGTACTTTTTGCCGAACCCGTAGTACCCGCCAAGTCCGGTGGCCTCTTTGATCTCTTTGAAGAAGCTCTCGAAGTACGCTGCATTGTCAGCGCTCAGCCCACCGGTGAAGTCCTTCAGGCAGGACTTTCCAACCTGTTTGAACTCTCCGGTCTCTTCCTCAAAGACCACGAAGCTGTATTTCCTGTCGCGGTTGGTCTTGCAATGTTCGCACCACGGTCCGCAGTCATAGAAGCGTTTCGGAATCTCAATTCCGGGCACCGCATCAATGATGTTTCCCTGCTTCGTGTATTCCAGAGTCGCAGCGAAGCGCCACCCGTTGATCGCGGCAGTTCCATCAGCCTCCACATCGATGAACTTCACAACCTGCTTGTAGCGCTTTGTGGTGCCGGTGAATTCATCGACGTAGGAGAAGGTCACTTCGTCGAAGTGCTCCCCAAGCCGCTCGTACTTGAACTCGCAGCCGTACTTCTCGCACTTGTTCCGGATCTTCGTGATCTTCTTTTCCAGAGACTCGATGTTCCATTCCGGGATCGAATACCGCATTGTCACACCTCCTATCATCAGGGCTGTCAAGTGCCCCTCAGCATCTATAGTATACCAAATAGCACTCTTAAATTCAATTGACTTTATGTACAAATATTTGAGCATGTTTTCGTGCAATTTGACATTTAAGACAAAAGAAAAAAGCCCGCCCTGCTTGGGTTGCAGGACGGGCTGTGTTGGATCTGTTCAGATCTTCATTTCAAAGACTTTGCCGCATTTATTGCACATGAACTTAATTTTCTTCTTGCCGCTGAATCCGGATGCGGCACCGGCCAGCAGGCCAACCGGACCAAGGGCGACTGCACCGACCGCGCCGCCAACGATTCCTTTTCCGGCTTTGTACTTGTTCTTTTCGGTCAACGGAGTGCAGTCTGTGCTTCTGCATCCGAGGGCCGGACATCTGACTCTTGCCATATACGTCTTCTCCTCTCTGCTTTTTGTTGGATTAACTGTTGTATAGTATACCATAAAGTTCCGATAAGTAAAAGAGGAAATTCCGCAAAAAAGAAAAGCCCGCCCCGACACAGGCCGGGACGGGCAATCCGCCAGACCTTGTACAGTCTGGCGGTGCAAAACCGGAGTGGAGGTAAGACTCCGGATGTTGCCTGTTATGTATTTGTTACGGCTCGACGATGCTGAGCTTATAGCTCACTGTACCGTAGCCGTCTGCCCAAAGCGTGAAAGTGTCCTTCGACTTCTCGCTGTTGTCTCCTGCAAGGACCAGATCAGCAGCAACCCAACGGACAAAGTAACCGGCAGAAAGGCCGCAGGTGGTAGCTTCGCTCACGTCTTCGGCACTGAGTGCAGTTCCGTTGTATTTCAGGCCGGTGATCGGGCTAATTCCTGCACCGATACCAATACCGAGCCACTTGTGGACGCCCCAGCCGTTCTTGCCGTCAAAGTCTTTCAGATTGGACACCTTTTCAGACAGGGTAATGGTAATCACGCCGTCTTCCTCCGACACAGAGGAAATCTTGCCGGTGTTATGCTGCCGGTCGGCGTGTCCGGCGACACTGTCGGTTACCGTGGCAAACTGAAGGGTCATGGTATCTGGAGTCATGATACCGGCATTCTTCATCTTGTTAAGCAGGCTGTTGAAGTCGGCAACAATCCCTGCTACATCAGCAGCAGTGCTCGCGGCCTGATTCTCAGTACCCCCACCGACTGCTCCGCCGCCCTCAATGTGATCGGCAATGCGCTGGAGAGAGTCGGCAAGGCGATTGCCTGAGGGATTTTCAACGTCATCTGTGCCGGTGAGAACGTCGGCGATACGGTCGACTTCGACGATGACTCTGTTGTACGGAGACGAATTGTTTTTACTCATTTGTAATCATTCCTTTACTATGTTTTCTTCACGGATCACAGTTCGATGCTGATACTTGTAGGGCTGAATTTTCGATACACTTATTCTGCGTAACCCTCTGCTGGTTTTGGCTCCTCTGCTTTGGGTTCCGTGTTCTCTTCCGCCTGCGCCTCTTCGTCAACGCGCTTAGCATATTTCAGGGCGTATTCTTTCATTGTATCAAAAACCTCCTGCGCAATTTCCTGCAGTCGGCTTTCCGTGAAGATGCTTTTCAGAGGAATAGGAATCAGAGCAAAGAGCTGTGAGACCACATAGGCCATTTTCTCCGGACCAACAAGACCGGAATTCTCGATTTCAGCAATGAACTGACTGGCTGCTTCAAACACGCTGCCCTTGGTCTTGAAATAGAGTCTGAGACCGTACAAAGCGGCGCAAAGGACGATCAGGACGATGTTGAGAATGACAGATTTATCCATAGTATATTACTCCTTCCCTTATCGGGTATTAATATTGTTTGATCAGTCGTCGTAGTATTCGCGTTCCCGAAGAACCGCGTCAACGACAGACTCGGCATCATAGCCGTAAATCTTTTTGAGCTTGATCATATTTTCTGCTTTTGCCTTGATGGAATAAGTGGTGTACACGATTGCCACCACCGCATCGACGCTGCCGACAATATACATCAGCGGCGACAGGTCCAGCGTTATTGCCATCATCACCATGCCGTAGATGTTTACCGACACCCACATCACGATTGCAATGACCGCAATTTTTTTGGAAAACTCTTTCTTGGGGCGTTCTACCGTCGTGGCCGGTTTTTTCTCGTGCTTGCCCATATCAGATCGCCTCGATATCCGATTCATCCACCCAGCCGTAGACGTTGGAGCCTCCGCCAGCAACTCTGACAAGGTGGAAAGGATGCTTCACGCCTTTTCCGCTGTAGATCTGGGTGATTTTTGCCTTTCCGGCATTGGCCTTGCTGCCAATCTCAGATTTCGCAGTCAAATACTGAAGCCCGCCCTTGAAGTTGACGACGTCGCCTTTTCCAACTGTCTTCTTTGTTTCAGGTTCCTTTGAGTTCAGAGCTTCGAGCGCTTTTTCGATCGCGGCCCTCGTGTTCTTACCGACAATGCCGTCCCACTCCGCCTTGTTGTCCGGGAACGCATCTTTCTGGAATTCGATCACGGCGGCTCTTGTGTCTTCTCCAAAGTCTCCGTCCGCGCCCCACGTTCCGACGCTGTAGCCAAGCTTGATGAGGTTGTCCTGAAGTTCCTTGACCTTTGCACCCTTAGAACCTTTGCGGAGATTGGTAGACACCACCGCGCCGGTTTCGCTCTGGCCTGCGGAATACGTTGCATTATCGGGTGTGGATGAAGATCCGCCTCCCGGATACCGCAGGACGCAGTTCCACGGGTAGTTCCAATAAGACTGGGCCCGGATCTCATTCCCGGACTGATCGCCAGTCATGGAATTGCCTTCGTCGGTCCTTGCGTGGACCACCCTGCCGTTGCCGACATGGATTGCCGCGTGGCTGGAATCATTCAGAAGAACGTCGCCGCGAATCATTCCAGCGCCGGTTGCAAGGTTGCAGGACGCTGTCACATCCTGAAATCCGCACCTTTGAAACGCGGAACGCATGTTCCCAGTATAAGAAGCACCGTTTGTGCGGACTGGGATTCCGGCGTTCTGGACGACCTGAATAACGAGTGAACTACAGTCATAGTCAGGACCCCACCTGCTGTTCTGGCTGTATCCATGGCTGTTGTCTGCCGCGATACTTTCTGCCTCCCGGGTGTATTGCTCAACCTTGGACATACCACCACCGCCTTTGCTTGATGAGTTTGCAGTTTCGCTTGCTACCGTCGCTTCAAGCTGATCCACCTTTGCATACCAGCTGTTTGCCATTTTTCGCCTGTTGGAGTAATCCTTATATGCAGGATTCTCCCAGACTTCGAGAAGCTTGTCTGTGCAGGCAATGAGATCGGTGCTTGTGCAGATCAGTTTCCAGATACCGGCAAAGTCTTCCTTGAACTCTTTGATCAGGAATTCGACCTGCATCTTTTCGTTTGCGATAGACCTTCCGGTACTCTTGGCAAATCGGTAGAATTTTTCTTTCCTCGGTCCATAAGTCCACTGCGCCGCGCCAAATCCGAGGTCCCGCGTCATGAAAAGCGAATAGTCCCCGGCGTCAACTCTGCGCACAAACTCATCATCGGAGATCCCGAGGCGGCTGTTGAAACTGTCTTGCAGGTTGTTGGCTCGAAACGCGCTTTCGGCCTGCACATTTCCGAGCACAGCACAGGCCCCCTCTTTTGTGACACCGGCTTTTCGCAATTGCTGATAGATATATTCCGCGAATGTCACAGCAAATCACTCCTTTTTATCAACTCATTTCTGAAATACCGCGTTTTTTCACATAAACGAAGAATGAGTTCAACTTTTCAGGTCGAAAAAGTTAAACTCATCCTTCACACGCTACAGATCCATATCGTCCATCGGCATGCCCAGTTCCTCCGCCACTCTTTCATTTTCAAGGGCGGTTTCATAGTTTTCTACCGCACTGGAAATTGTAGGTCCAACTGATATGATCTGATTGGTTTTCGCATCCTTGACGGTCCAGAACGAAACATTGTCTTGGACGACCTTCTCAGCATAGATTCCGTTCAAGGCCGATCCTTCTCTTCTTCATTGCTCAGGAAGCTTCGTTCCTCTCGGCACTTGTCATAGAGACGCCTGATGTCCTTGATCGCGGATGTTATCACTCCATTCTTGATCTTGTTCTCTTCAATATACAGTTCGTACTCGTCACAAAGGGAAATGATAAACTCGAACTGCTCTTTGGTGTGTTTCCGCTTGTTCAGGCATGCATTTGAGAAATCAAGGATATCCCGGCGCTTCTCCTGAAGCGCTTTGTCCTCCGACTCTTTAATGTGAGAATTCAGTTCATTTTGAAGTCTGTCAACCTTTGACTCCACGGATTCGATCTTCTTCATCGATTCGGAGACCTTCTTGTCAATCTTGTCATTGATTTTGCCCCCGATCCAGAGAAACAATGCGCTCCACGGGCTCCACTTGATTTTTGGGATAATCTCAATACCGATTGACATTGCAAACGCAAGGATTCCCCAGAAAGTCGTGTAGCTCAATCCGATCTTTTGGAGGAAATCAGCAAAAGTCACGCAGATCACCTCCTGCATTCAGATGACGACCATAATTGCCCATTGGACCATACCTCGTGCTTTCATAAAATAATAAGCCGCAGGCGCGGCTTGGGATGATGCTATGGCTCAGACGCGGTTTCGACGGCGCTTGCCGCACTCTGTGCGGTTGTAAAGCAGGTACCGGCCCCCTGCTGCTTGAAGCTGCTGTTGGTGTCGCACGTCACCTGATCGTAACGGATCGTTTTGTTCCAGTTCGGGACTTCTGGATAAGTGAAGGTGTTCACCTTCGTTCCTGCGTAGAATCCTTCATCATAGCCCTGCTGAAATGCATCGGATATCAGCTTTTCCAGCTTTTCCGGCGTAAGGTCAAGGTTTCCGTCTTTTTTGATGTAGATGATCATTGGTTTCATTCGAATCACCTACACAGCGAGAACCCACTTGCACTGTTCCGCACTGTAGCGAAACATCATGCAGGTATCCGTTTCATAGTACGTCTGTCCGTCTTGCGCGGATTGCGGTCTGTCCTTGTGCGGTCCGTACATATTTCCTGTCGAATCGCAACGAAATTGATTCATCAACACAATCGCTTACCTCCGAAAATGATTGTTTCTGTCGTTCCATAAAAAAGTGACGACAGCTAAAATAAGAATCGCTCCAAATGTGTATTCCGGCATAGGCTGATCATCTCCTCTGCCATCACCGATTTTCAAGAAGCCAGTTCACCCACGAGTCAAGATCATCTGATGTCATGGCATTTTCCCCTTATACTTAAATACGGCCCAATAGTTTTCGGTGCCTCTGGCATTTGCGCAGCAGACGCAGATGATATCCGTCGCGGACCGGGGATAAATCCCCTGACCGTCCAGAGTGTATCCGTTTCTGTGAACGTCTACCCTCGCAACCTGATTACAGACATACCGTTCTTTCGTTCCGTCCGGCCTGATCATGAACGCCACATAGTCCGGGCGGATCTTTCCGATTCTCCATGCTCCGCTGCTTGCGTGATACTTGGAGTCCGCGTGGTCCGCAATGATCTTGCCGCAGCCATAGGGGAACATGCTCGCGGCCTCCTCTTTGTCGACCACTTTTTGTGCGCTTGCGCCGCCGCCCGTCTTGTACACGGGCATCATGATGTTGAGGTCCGGGATCTGCCAGACGCCATAAGCACCTTCCGGGACCTCACATTTTCTCGGCATCGCAAATGCGGTTAGGTCCATATTGTTTCCTCCTTTTCAGTCAGAGAAATCTTTGGGTTCTGTATAAAAAAGACACGGTGGAAAACCACCGAGTCTTTTCCTCTTTACTTCTGTTCTTGAGATTATGCAGCAAGCATCTGATAGTGACTTTTCACATTAATTGCCTGTACGCAGATGTATCTCATTGTCGTATCAATTTTGGCGTGTCCGAGTATATACGCAATTTCCTGCACAGGCATTCCCTTTGTAGCAAGATTTGTTGCCAGTGTCCTTCTGAATCTGTGCGGATGGATATTTTGCACATGTGAGACCCGTTCAAGTCGCTTCAGCATCACTCGGATACCGCCCGGTGTAATTCTGCCTCCGCCTTTTCCGATAAACAGAGCCGGGTTATCGTCCGCTCGTGTTGACAGATACTTTTTCAGCACATCGCAAGCCACGTCATCCAAATACACAGTTCTTTCTTTACTGCCCTTACCAAAAACCACAAGTTCTTTATCCTGAAAGTTTATGTCTTTCCAGTTTGTTTGCGTCGCCTCCGAGATTCGGCATCCGGTCGACATCAAGAAGAGGACTACCGCCTTGTCCCGCAGATTCTTGCAGTTCTCTTTGATGAGCTCTATTTCCACTGTAGAATACGGATGCTTTTTCGTGTCCGGAACCTTGACTACACCGATGTTCGCACACGGATTTTTCCGAATCAAACCTTCCCGCCAGAGCCACCCATACATTGAGCTAAACACCGTCTGATATCCTCGAACCGTTTTTTCGGAAATTCCACGGTCTAACTCGCTTGTGTAATAAGAGCGAATCGTGTTTACTGTGGTATCCGATATCGGAACCTTTGTCGCCTCCAAAAACCGCGTAACGATGTACCTGTAATGTTCCAATGTTGACGCGGATCTTCCTTCCACTCGCTTTGCCTGTAAAAACGCCTGCAGCAGCTCATCACTCGATAGGTCGCCGTTCTCTTCGCGGAATGTCATAGTCATATCAACCGCCGATAACGTGCTCCATATCGTCCCCATCACATTTTCCAGTTGCCTTACCGTCAAAACCTCTTCTAATTCCTGCCTTACCATGTTCGCAAATCTCTCTTTGCAATCCAGTGACATTTAGGTATCCTCCTTTCATGTTCTCGCCTCAATTATACACTAATATTTGTACATATCAAGACTTCAGTTTTGAGAGAACATGTGATATAATGGAGATATACCTTCGCCTCATTTTTTGTCTCTGGCTGCGTTGCTGCTCACGGCATTGCTGTCCGCATTCTGTGCGGAATCTCCGCGCTTCGCGTACTTATAAACATACAGTCACGGCTTATATTTTCGCCGCGAAGAAGGCTCCAACAAGTCCAAAAAACATGGACCCGTTGGAGCTTACTTCAAAAATTTTTAGGTTTTTAAGTAGGCCGGATAAATATGCATTATTAATACTTATTATGCACATTAATACAGATAAAAGGCCACTTTTCGCGGTTAAAAATACCATGTCACTTAAATCGGACAGTTGACATTGATGCTCTGCCCGTGTATCATTGTCCCCGGAGGTGTTGTAATGCAACGCAAAGGATCAGGTGGTCGGCCTCGCTACGGTACACCACGCGCAATCCCGTGTGAGCGCCTCAACATCACCATTACCAAGGACTTGATGGAGCGTCTTGAAAAGTTTTGCGAAGAAGACGAACGTGCAAAGTCTTGGGTCATCCAGAAAGCTCTTGAAGCTTGGCTGGATGGGAAGGGCTACTGATCGGTAGCCCTTTTCTTTTTGTATACTTCAACCTCTGCCGGTGATGGTTGGTTCATGATCCAGCCTTCCCTTGAGAAGACGCGCTTGTTGCACTTGGGACAATACTCGCGCTTGTTGTTCTCTAAGTCGCTCTGGAACCGATTGCTCATTGGATTATGCCAACCTGTTTCATCACCGCAATGTGGGCATTTTGTATAACCGAACCCGTAATGGTAAATATCTATCCAGCGCGGAACTTCATCCATGTCTCTCTCCATAGTGTGTATTAATGTGCGTAAAATAGGCCTGTCAATTTTCGAGGCCCGAAAACCCCAGCATTTACTGGCCTTTTCAGCCCATGACCAAAAACCCATTTAAGTGACTAACGCTTTTGCAAGTCTTCAATCTCACAACAAACTTCGTCATATTTGTCTTCAAAGGCATCTGCTGTGATTTCTCCATCGTGCTTCTGTTTTCTGAGGACGGATTTAAGTTGGATCAGCTCTTTGAGCCTCAGTCTTCGCTTTTCCTCTTCGCACATCTTTTCACTGATTTCTGCTTTCCACTTGTCCCAAAGAGGGAAAGATGCTTTTTCAAAATCGACATCTGGAAGAGATACGGTCAGGCAATCCCTTGTTTTGTCATCCACGTTCAGCGCAGGATGCAACTTGAGAATGTAGTAGATTTCATAGAGGTTCATGTCAGCTTCAGTCTCAAAGTCGTGATACTCCACTTTTGAAACGAGGTTGATGTCAATAACTCTATGCATGGGCTTTGCAAAAAGGTGTCCTCTAATTCTGGTTTGCAAAGCCTGATTAGTTCTTCCTACATAGACTATCGTGTCACCATAATAGATACGATAGACAAAATGTGACATTGTTTTCCTCCTTGACAGTCATGATAAAATGACCTTGAGGTGATGCCCTGTGGCTGAGAAACAATCCCAGCGAGGCCGCCCCCGTTTCGGATCGGAGAAAGAGAAGGCTGAGAAGTTCGTCAAATTCTCTTGCACTCTTCCTCCTGATGTCTATGCGAGGCTCGACAAGTACTGCACAGACGAAGAACGATCAAAAGCGTGGGCATTGAGTAAGGCCATCATCCCTTGGTTGGAGGAGCGAGGCTATTAAGTCTCGCCCCTTCTTCATTTTATCATGCCCGGTGTGCCCGGTCAATAATTGGGTTCTCTGGTAATCTATTTAGGCCTTTAAGTGACAAACATTTATGCGTTCTGCCAGCAATTTATTTGTGACACAACTTCCATTGCCATCTTTTCGTATCCAGTTGCAGTTGGGTGGACATCATCCGTAATGTCGGTATCTGGATTAAGCACAAGGTGACAGTTTGAGCATCTCACATTTATGCTCGGATCATATGCGGTTGCCATAAGCATCATGTATTCGTTGTACCGAATCACTTTGTTCCGCACCAGCGGCATGAATTGGGTGTGCTTTGTCCAGTCTGAGTTTATTGCGGCTGGCAAATTAAGGATAATCTTTTGTGTCGAATTATAGGAAATGATGCTATTAATAATTTCGATCAAGTAATTTGCCGTTTCCACCTTTGTGGTTTCAAATGTATCAAAAGCCGCGCCATACAAGTCGTTAATCCCAAGCTGAATAACAACAAAATCAGGGGAAGAATATCCTTGATTTGTCATGTAGTATGAAAAATCAAACGACTCTGTTGTGGGATTATAAAATGGGTTTGTTATCCCACCCTTGCTTGATGCGGTACAATAATCCTTGATACTCCACCCAGCACGTCCCTCATGGTTATTTGGTGCTGTGCCTCTTGTGCCAAGCAAAGTAAGCACTTTATTTCTCTCTGTGAACGCATCAAGCATCTTCTGCGTCATTGTGTTCTGCGCGACTGTGGAATCTCCTATTACAAGGGCAGAGCAAGACTGCACGTTATCACTCTTAGTGTAAAAATATCCCGGTGCGTGTTGATCTATAAGCGCAAGATTCTGGTCATAAACATTATAGACGTATCCATTGGTTGCAAAGCCTTGGCTTGTTGCAACCATTTCTTGCCCACCATCAACGAAATCAGAAATACCGCCAAGATAGAAATCAACAATATTTGTTGGCAAAGCAAGGATGTTTTTATAATACCAAGTTTCAGCCAGTCCGACCGTAAAATACGGAGGTAATTTTGGAAGCGCGCAGGCATACTGGGCTTCATTCATTAATTGCGTGAGGTTGCTTACAAAAGCCGGTTTATCGACTTTTTGCTTTACTCCATGCACGCCTTTTGATATGATAAAGTCATCATATGCCGCAGTATAATAATATGTGAGGTATAATTTTGTCGCATTCCCGGAATTGAGATACAACTTCAAAGACTGAACATTGCTATATTCAATAACCTCATCATTATCTGTTGTTAACACATATCTGTACGGTGGCATAGACAAATAATACATGGTATTTTGCTCAAGAGGAATTATGCAGTATCTATATGACTGATAATTGTAAAATGTAAGCTTGCCACCTACGACTTCATAATATCCAGTGCCGCTTTCCCCTGTTAGTTTTAAATTGTATCCTTCAACGGGCACGGTTGGAACTTGATAATCATTGAGTACGTCTTCTACAAACTCATCGCTTGCAATATAATACGGTATAAAATATGGCTCATAAGATGCCGCCACATAATTTATCGTTAACATATGATTTGTATAGTTGAAGTAAAACGTTGCTCTGATATATGCAATTCCACTTGGAACAGTATATGCCATTACATTCTCCCCTCCGCTTGCTGTGATCGGAGTTTTAGTAGAGTCATATGCACAAATGTATCTGAATCCAAGGTCTTGAAAAGCCCCGCCGCCTGTCCCATAGTGCCTTACAACGTCACCTTCAGAAACCGGAATATAATCTGTATATCCCAGCGTTGAGGCAGCATTTACCTGCCCATTCGGGTACACGCTTCCTTGTGTATAGTCAGAATCAGACTTAAGCAGATTGTGAGATGACACTTTAATCATCTTTGCCGTAATGCTCTCGCCTAAGTCACTTAAATGGCGACTTAACTCAGCAACCGCTTCTCCTGTGGCTTCTGCGTCAGCAGGAATTCCGGTCATTGCAAGCGTCGTGTCCGTATTCATTCCTGCGGAATTATATACACCGCCAGACACCCAAGCGCTGCCGTCGTAGTAGTACCAATTGCCCGCTGTATAACCCGATTCGCTGCCGGTATACACATACACTCTGTCAGTGTTTGTCATGCTCGCAGCAGTGTTCGCAACGAACGGAGAACCCACCACTTTTTGAAGACGGCTGACCTGCTCTGCAAGAGCATCTTCTGCAGCAGTCGCTCTGCTTACCTCAATTGCGAGCTCACCGGCAGTTGCTTTTTCGGTTTCCTGCTCACCGAGAACTGGAATCTCAACGAATGTACCGGTTCCGTCTTTTACATTGAGCTTGTTTCTTTTGAACTCCAATGCCATAGATTAACCACCGCCCTCTACTGAATTATCGGGCTTATCCGTATCTTCTATGTCATCCAGAACAACCGTGTACGAATAAGCATTTGTGATAATACTCTTGCTGTCCACCTTGTACTTCTCAGCAAGGATCTTGCGAATGTCTTCTTTTTCCAATACCAAAGCTTTCTTCATGTCAAGTACAACCTCAGCTTTCGGTAGTCTCTGGGCCGAATTCCTCGCCTGTTATCTCAAAGAATTCCGCCGCTGTGATTCCGGTTCTCGGCACACCGACAAGGCTTCTGACCTTGTCAACGCTCCAAAGCTGCCGGTCAAAATTTCTCTTGATCATAAGATAGTTTTTGCTGTGAAGTGCCACCGGTTACACCTCCAAATCAATACCGGACATTGCCGCTATATATTCGATATCTGCCTGAAGCTCTTTCAGGGTCTTCTCTTTCGGTGCCTGCCAGTCAGACACATAACCAAACCACGCGTCAAACGCTTCTCCGATCTCATCAATTGTCGGAGCGTCATCCGCATCGCAGGTCATATATGCCTCTTCGCATTCCCAGTAGTTTCCGCCCTCAGAGCCTTCACCTTCGCCGGTCTTTTCTACATGACCGGTTCTGAGATAGATGTGCGCAGTTCCATCAAAGATATTTACTTCAACATCTTTCTGCTTCTCAGCAGATACACTTATGCAGCGCATTCCATTTCCCTCCTTGCTTCTGCACCTGTCAGTATAGCTGATTTCTTCTGCATTGCCCGGACGTTGACTGTTCGTCTCTTCCCGGTTTTCGGAATAAAATGTACCGTCCTCAGCTTCATAATCCTTGTCGCTTTGAAGAAGCCGTAATAAGACGCTACGCGAGTTTGAATCTTGATTGAGTTATCACCTTCTGCAGACCGCACGAAAGCTCTGCGGGCCCGTATGAACACTCTGGGACGTATTCTCAGTTTGCCGTTATACTTGATCACATACCCCATCATATCAATGCCGCAGTCCACATGACGCTTGACATGCCATTCTGGTTTGATGTCCAGTCCAAAGCTTTTCTTCATATAGGCGATCAGTTTTCTTACCGCCATGACGAGATTTCTTCGGTCATTGCTGCACAGCAATATGTCATCCATATAGAACAGAGCACAGGAAACCATATTAATTCTCTTACCCCGTCTTTCTTTTGAAAGCGACATCACATACCGATACGCATAACTCATAAAATAGTTGCATAAGAACTGTGACAGAAGACTTCCGATCACAAGACCTTCTCCATGCATTGTCAAGAGAGAGTCCACAAGCCAAAGCATTTGACCGTTTTTCCCAATATCTCTTTCAAGCCAGCGCATCGCAGTTTCGCGGCTCAGGCTTTGGAAGCACTTTCTCACATCCAACTTTACGAAGTATTTTGTCTTGCCCTCTTCTGTCCATCTCTGTATTGCCCTTGCGCCCTTTAGTTGACCCTTCCCTTTGATACTTGCATACTGGTGATACTCATACTTTGCTTTCCAAAGATCAGTCATGCAGCCGACAGCAACATGTTCAATGATCTGCTGTATCACGCTCTCAATGCCTATAATTCTCGTTTTCTTGCTCAGGCCATCCGTGCGCACAGAAAACCGTATAGGCTCCAAATCCAATGACCGCTGCCTGATCCTCAAAGATACATCAAGCGCAATGTTTCTGACCGCCTTTTCCAGTTCCGGATAGTGCGCGATACCTTCATGCTTCTTTTTTCGAATCTCTTTCGGGCGCATGTCGCAGTATCTTGAAACAAAGTCAGAATAGTCTTTGCGGCCAAGCTTGGAATACAAAGCATCATAAATAAACGGTTCAATCGTAGAAACATCGGAGGGATCTACCTTTTTGCAGTACGTTTTCATGTTTAAGGTCTATCCCTCCAATGGCAAAGAATCTTTTTGAATCTCAGGGCCTTTCGGTTTTTCTACTAAGCCCGTGCATGACCTTATTCGTCATACACCCGGGAATCAGTTTCAAATCTCATAACTGCCCCCGGTGCCGGAACGACACATTTTCGCCGCAGCGTGGGAATAATTGTGCGTGAGGCCAATCGCCTCTCATCAAATTCGTGTCACAATCATTCTAAA